ATGTCATCTATTGTTATAGCTGCGTCTACAATCTTAGCTGCTGTGATACTATCATTAGGGATATCGTCAGCTGTAACAGGTACGTTTGCTGGTTGTTTTCCTATATAAGGCATTGTATATCTCCTATGTAATTTCCATAATGCTAAGTATAGCGTCTAAACAATTAGTTGTAGAGCCTCCAACTTTAACTACGTCTCCAGCCTCTAATATAATTTTGTTACCCGACATAATCTCTATTGACGATCCTGCTGGTAACGGTACAGCCTTAACGACATATACATCATCTGCATTTTCTCCCGAAGAAGAAGCCGTTACTATTTGTGCATCAGCTGTAATAGATGCGCCTTTAACATTAGCAATAGTTAAACCGATAATAACAGCCGTTGTTGAACCCGGTACTGTATATGCGGTTACTAATGAAGCGTCTACGTTAGCTTTTGTTTTTAATTTGAATGTATTTGCCATTTCTATTTCCTATGTTATCCGAGAGCAATTGCCATAGCAACTGCGTCTGGTACTGCTGCAACCTGTGTATCAACATATGCTTTATTTGCAGCATGATTTGTTGCTGTAGGATTACCGCTTAGTGTTAATGCTCCTGTCATAGTGCCACCTGCTAGTGGAACTTTTGTAGCAATAGCATTAGTTGTAGTTGTTGCATAATTCTCATCATCACCTAATGCTGCAGCTAATTCGTTTAGCGTGTTAAGTGTTGACGGTGCTGAATCAGATAAAGCTGCAATAGCTGAATCTGTATAAGCAGTCGTAGCAATTCTAGTTGAATTGTTATTAGCACTTTGTGTAGTTGTTGTAGGATTACCTGCTAACGCTATGTCTGAGCCAGCCTCAATAGCTGTTTTAATTTCAGCATTAGTTTGATCGGCTGTAGCACTTGCCTCAATAGCGTCTAACTTGCTATGGTCTGCGTTAGTAAAATTGTTTTGTGATAACTGTCCGTCTTGTACTGAATAGCTTTGAATAATTGCCCAAGCAGAGCCATTGTAATAATAGACTGCGTTAGTAGTAGTGTTATAATATAAGTCACCTTCATTTAAAGAAGACGTAGGTGCTGAACTTGCTACTCGCCACCTGTCTGCAAAACTATTAACACCAGTTATATTTGATGCTACTGTAGTAATGTTTGCGTTATTACTAGCAACAGTATTAATATTTGTATTGTTACCTGCAACAGTATTAATGTTTGTATTGTTGTTTGCAACAGAACTAATATTGCTTGAATTATCAGCAGCAGTTTCTATATCACCAACAACACCTGTAGCACCCAATATTGCCATATCAGCTACTATGTCAGAAGTAGCTAAGGTATTCATATCAGCTACAATATCTGATGTAGCTAAAGTATTCATGTCTGCCACAACATCTGTTGTACCAAGTATTGCCATGTCAGCTACCGCATCAGCAGTACCTAATCGACCAATCTCTGTAGCTTTACCTGCAACAACTCCTATATCTGTAGCATCCGCAGCAACTGCATTAATGTTTGTTGCATTAGTTGCTACTGCTGTAATATTAGAATTATTACCTGCTACTGCTGTAATGTTAGTAGCATTACCTGCTACGCTTGTTACATTACTTGCAATGCCTACTACTGTATTAATATTAGTAGAATTGCCTGCAACCGCAGTTATATTGCTTGCATTACTTACAGCTGAATTAATATTACTAGCGTTACTTACAGCTGAATTAATATTACTCGCATTGCCTGCTACACTTGTAACATTAGCTGCAATATTTTCTACTGCTGCAACATCACTAGATATACCAGCAACAGTTGTAACGTCACTTGATATACCTGCTACTGTAGTAACATTAGCCTGAATGCCAGATACAGTATTAATATGTCCTTGTTCGGTTGATGTAGGTTTAATCGCTATCCAAGAAGAACCTTCCCGAACAAACATCTGGTCAGAACTAGTATTCCAATACAATGCTCCAGCTACTAAAGCATCTCCGTCATTGTCTACAGACGGTGCAGATGATTTCGCTCCTAAATATCTATCGTCAAATGAATCGTAAGATGACGCTGCATTAGTTGCGCTTGTAGAAGCGCCACTAGCACTTGTAGATGCAGCTGAAGCACTACTGGCAGCAGCTGTTGCGGAAGCAGCAGCCTCAGCAGCGGAAGTATCTATAGCAACTTCAGAACCTACGTCACCTGAATAAAAAGAATTTCTTGCCATATATATCTCCTACAATAATGGTGAATCAAAACGAGAAGCAAAAGAAGAACCTTTTAAACTAGCTCTTATTTCTTTTTGATTTAACGCATTAACTTTTCTTAATGTTAATTCATTAAACTTTTGCTCCATTTCTACATCACCTAAAAACGTGGCACCTACAGCACATGAAGCATAAAGTATTGTTTCAAATTCTGTTCCTAAGATCCAAGGTATTGTTTCAATATAAGATGTTCCAGTACCTGTACCAACACTTGTAGCTTTAAATATAGTGCCAACATTATTGTTAGCAGCACCATGATTAGTCCAAGTAGTATTTCCAGCTACTGCAATTTTATAATAGTTATCTACAACCATTGCAGTTGCAGATGTAGCTGCTGTAGCATAAGTTCCTACTGGATCTTCCGCTTTATAATAAGTCATAACAAATGTACCGGAAGCTTCTTGCTCTCCATTTTCATCTGTTAATAAAAAGTTGTTTGCTTGTCTTGTATAAGAATGAGTAACCTTTTGATTACTAAATGTTTTTGAATCAATTCTACTTAATACAATATCATCATCTTTATCAGCCTTATCAAGCTTTAATTCTATAATTTCAATTAACCCAGCAGGAATTATTATACTGGAATTAGTTGATGTAACTGAAAATGATTGTACTACTTCTAATGGTGGAACTCTAAGATCTTCATAGAGTCTTGCCTCACCTATAGAAATAAAATCATCTAATTGAGAATCGGTTAGATCTGACCTGTTGAGCCAGTCAGCTACTCCTGTTCGTAAAGTAACTTGGTCTTTAATAGTAGCCATCTAAATCTCCTAAATTTTAAATCTGTTTGAAATGCCACCTGTAAGTAGCTTTGGGTATTCCTCTCTTATTATTCTTTTTAATTTTTCTACTTGAGCAGGATATTTAATAAAATCAGCAGAATGAACATCAATATTATATTTAGTGTATATATCAATTGCCACAATATCTGGTATTATCGCAAAACTTTTCATTGTTGTATTACCATTACTGACTTGTCTCATATCTTGAGCATAGTCTAAATAATCTTGCACATTTTGAGTCGCTACTCCTCTACCTTCTTTGACTCCAGCTTTTATTGCACTCATATAGTGTCCTTATATAAAATAACCCCGAGAAAAAACCCGGGGTTATAGTTGGCTTAATTAGCCGCTTAGGTTGTCAACTAGACCAGAAGCACTTGGATTCAAGCACTCTAGAGTAGTTTCATGTACCATTAGCGCACGTAGTCTATCACCATCTTCAGAGATATCTCTGTGGTGTAATGGACGTAGTGTTGCCATCTTAAACATTGATGAATCATATACTAAGATATTATCATCAGCTGCTGCGTTAGCTGCACCCGCACCTGAGCCAGTATGACCCATGATGTAGTTAGGAACTACTTGTACAACTCCGAAATCAGTTTCATAAATCTCTACTGATTGACGAAGCTTACCAGACTCGTCGATGTTACGACGAACGTTTCCATTAGAAACTTGTCCTTGTGCTGCTGTTGAGAAGCTACGCTTAAGACGTGGTGACATCATAAGAGTAGTAGGTCTTCCGCCATTTTCCCAAGCTGCTTGCATTACTTGATCTACTTGAGATAAAGTAAATGCTGCTGCAGTACCTGCTGATGTAGGAACGTTAGAACCATCTCCCGCGCCGTTAGTGATTGAACCACCTGAAGCGTTAACAGTATTAGCTGCCTTCACCCAAGATTGGTATCCACCCATAACACGGTTACCCGAAGAAGACTTAACACCTTTACCAGTTGTTAATGCCCACTCGATATCACGCATCAATTCTTTACCACGTTTTTCAGACTGATATTTAAATTCAGACTTACGACCTGCTTTAGATACATTTTCCATAGTACCTGAAACTTCAATCGACTTAGTAAAGATTTGTGTTTTGTTATTTAAACGAGCTACAACTGGACCAGTTGAAGGTGTGCCTGGGAAGGCCGCGCCCTCAGCGTTATTATTCGCTGCTGGTGGTTGTAATTCGTCAGTTGACCATTCATGTAAAATTGCTGTAGCTTTTGTTCTACCACAAGAGGACATAAACGGTGTATCATCACGAACAATATTAGAAATAAAGTTCGCAAGATCCTCGCGGTTGCTCGCCGCGTTCGTTGCCGTTGTAAACGTTGTTGCCAAAATATTCTCCTATTTGACTAGTTGAAGAGTTCGGAGTTATCAAATATACTATCGTAAGTTTCATCGCTAAGAACCTTTAAATCTTTATCAGATCCTTTTCCTTTAGCAATTCGTTTACGAGCATCAACACTCTTTGTCTTCACTTTGTTTTGTTTTGAAACAGGCTTTTTAGCAGATACTGTTTTAACTGGAGCTTTTTTGCGTTTCTTAGCTCCTGTAGAAGCAGATGTTTTTAATACACGGTAGTCATTAATAAATTTAGCAATAAGCGGTGATGCAATTGTATTAACAAATTCCTCAGGAATTCCTTGTTCAACTGCAAACGCATAATTATCTTGCGCCATTTTATCTGACCAGTCAGGAATTAATGTCTTGATTTCCTTTTGAAAAATCTTTACATTTTTTTCTGCTGTTTTACGATACTCTTCTTCTTGAGCCTCGATCATTTTATCCGTTGTTTTACTACGTTCAGCTTTACGCTTGGTATATTCATCTTCTAAAGATCTGTACTTATATTGTAGTGTTGCTAAATCATCATCAACTCCTTCAACATAACCATCTTTAGCCATTTTGTCCATAACATCTTTTCGGCTTTGTAGTAAAGCTAGATCTCTATCATCTTGCTGTTTAAGTAAATCCTCATTTATTTTTTGAAATACATGGGATTTTTCTTTCTCAGTTTCTAACTGTTTGGCTTGTTCCGCCAGTTCTTGACCTTTTTTAGTCTGGCTCTGATTAGTTTGATAACCTTTGATCAACTCTTCTATTGTTACTTCAGATTCTTCACCATCTACTTTGACTGGTATAAGATATTCTAAATCAAGTTCACCATCCTCTATTTCATCAGATTCTTCGTCTTGGGTAGATTCCTCATCCTCATCGTCCTCTTCTTCCGTAGCGTCATCATACTCATCATCATCAACATCTTCAGCGTCCTCTTCAGCGGGGTCTAGATCTTCGCCTTCAAGTTCTTCTGTGGATTCGTCATCTTCTTGGATAGATTCAACTTCCTCTGTCTCATCTAAAGCAGGACTTAATGTACCTCTGTCTACTGCTCTGTCTAATAAAGTATCTATTGCATCGTCCATCGGATTATCAAATCCAGATTCACTCGTGTTTACATCATCCGTTTGGGTAGAATTTTCACTCATAAATATCGTCTCCTATATAATTAAGAGAGTCTTGAACAACTCTCATCATCTCTCATCAGGGTTCTTCAAGAACCTCTATTTTTTTCCTTTTGTTACTGCGGGCTTTTTCATTGATTGTAACTTTTCTTTTAAGTTTAACATGTCTAAACATGCTGTTGAATTAACTCTAGCATATGATGCACCAAGCCCAATGTCACTAATCATAACACTTACCATTGAATCTAATTGTTCAATAGCTTTGTCTAACCTTTCATTCTCAACCATCATCATCTCCTTCCATCTCTTTGGTTTTGTTGTTTTTAGCTGTTACAGCTCTTTCTATATTTGACTGTACAGCTCCTAATGAAACTACTTGATGATAAATAAATTCACGAGCTTGAGTTTCATGGTGTTTCGTAGTAATCCAAGCTTTAAATAAATCATTCATCAAGTCTTCATATACAAATGTCATTGTGTCTTTTATATCTTCACATTGCCATCCTTTCTGCAGAACACGTTGACTATCATCATATGGTGTAACCTTTTTAGGTTTGCCTCCAACAGACACGTGTTCTTTATGTCTTTTATAATCACCCATCTCTCATCAATCTCCTAATGATTACGCTTTAGTAATTAACGTAGTGTGGACAACAGCTCCAGGAACAGTTGTATTACCTGTAACTCCATCTGCATTGCTAATTTGTACTATTAAATCTCCTGCTGCTACTGCAACATTTGTTGTACCATCCATTTTGGTAACATTACCAGTTAACCTGCCATTAGCATCAACTGTAAAAGCTGACGGTTTAATATAAGTTAAGGCTGATACATCATAAAACCATACTTCACCCATTTTGCATTCCTCCTTGCATTTGCTGCATTTGCTGCATTTGTTGTTGCTGCTGCTGTTGTTGTAATGCAGCTTGCTTTTCATTCTCTTCCGTATCTTGATATAAACCTTGGAAGTCTACAGGAATCTTAACAGGTGTTGAAGCACCTTCAGTTCCTTCGGCTTTAATTTTAATCTCAGCCCAATTTCTATTACTTTCATCCTCTGCTTCAAGTAATTGACGCTTATTATCTATCTTCTTATTATCTATCTCAGCTTTAATAAGACTAGTGTTAGCATCATTTTGTGCTTGAGCAGATTGACTTGCAGCTTGCTCCTGCTGTTTTCTTTCTTGTTCTTTAGCTTCAATCTCTTGCATAACCTCTGGATTATCTGGGTCTACAAAATAATCAAGTGGATCTAATCCCATAGCAGTAACCATTTTAACGCCTAAATTAAAAGCAGCGTTTTGTGATATATACTTTCTAGATGTAGGATCTTGTGCCATAAGTGGAATCAACTCTCCAACCTGTTGTAACTTCTGTTGCATGTTGATATTAGAGTTTTCGCCAAGGTTAGCTTGAATATCTAAATCTAAATTAGAAGGAATCATTTGCAAATCACTTGGAGATATAGAAGCATAACCCTTATCAGTCTTATACATCATATCTTCTTTAATGTTTTGTTTCATCTCTTTCAATAAACCACGACACAGATCTTTAAAACCTGTTTCCATAAATCTTCTAGCAATATGCTCAATACGGATTTGAGCCGCACTTTGAGTTTGAGCCATCTTAGCTTCTGAGTTTCCAGATACGTATAACGCGTCATTTAAACCCATAGCAGCTTTTGTTAAACCTGTTGATTGCTCTTTCTGTAACTGAAGATATTCTAACATACCTTGAGTTCCAGGTGATATTGGATCAGGACCTATTTGTTGTACTGAGTTAACAGCTGGACCATTAGTAGCAATAACTTGTTTAGGCACAGGATTTTGTAATGCTGAGAAGTCTACTACATTTGGATCGGCTAGCGTTCTACCGTAGTTACCAAAGTAAACATTCTCTACAAATCCTCTTAATATAGCTGTGGTAGCTTGCATTTGCGGGCGTACCATATCAGCTAAAGATAGACCATGATATTCGTGAGGAATCTCTACTGGATTTAAATCAGCTACAGGTATATAAGATACATCATCTTCTTGAAGTATATCATTACCAGCTTTAATAACATGCTTAAGCTCAGCAACTCCATCTCCATCCCTGTCAGATCTAATCCAACATTCAATAACTTCTAATACTGTATTAGCTTCATCAGAATCATCTAATGCCTCATTAGCTAACCAGTTGTCAATACCAACAGAATCTTTTCTTGATGATATCTCTTGAGACCAAGACATTCCGCGACCGACTTCAGCATTCTCACCAATTTCAGATAAGTCCTTTTGGAAATCAGGAAACATCTGTCTTATTTCAGAATAACTAAGCTCAACAACTTTAGCTACAAACGTAGCGTCTTGGATGCTCTTAGCATCTTTATTGATTAAGAATGCTTCGGGAGGTATAGCTTCAATAACAACTTTAGATTTATCTAGAGTTCTACGAAGTCTTACATTTTGATAGATTTGTTCCTGCGGTCCAGGCTCGTAATTCTCTGTAACTTCCAAATCCCCAACAATCTCTACAAGTGGGTCTGAAAGAAGTTCATCTAGTACTGTTTCAGAAATCTGATCGTACTCTTCCATTTCGTATTCAGAGTCTTCAATCCATGACCAACTTAACGTTCCATTACCATATAAATAAGCAGACTTTACCCAGGTGTTAATTGTTTTCCACCCGTCATTCTTATTAAATATACAGTAGTTAACTAGATCTGAAGCTACTTTAGCCTGGTGAATATCACGCGGCTTCATGCTTCTAGGTACAAAGTTAGCAAGCTTATTATTATCTAATAACAGCTTTGTTGTTAAAGCAGTATAACTTTCAATAACCTCTGTGGTATCAGAAGATACAATCTTACTAACTCCCTGAGGTTTTAAATCACCTAACGGTGACATATTAAATTCATAAGTAGCATTTTCTCTTCTGGAAGACAGATCACCTGCTCCCGTTAGACCTCCAATACTATTACGAACTTTTGAATCAATCTGAGCGATCAATTCATCGTCAGTTACTTTTTTCAATTCCATACTCTCTCTCTCCGTTACAGCCAATTAGTCTCGTCTGTATGTGTATGTTGATTTAGTTCTCCAAAGGAGAAGCGTTGATTTGTTAAAGAATGACCATGAGTCCTGTAAGCTTCACAAGCTATAGCAAGAGCCATAACAGTATCATCATAATGACCTGTAGCAGCTTGCATCCTGTTATTCTCACCTACCAATATGTAATTCCTTAACTCATCTAAAATCAAGCTTGATGGGATATTTATATCATAATCCTTAACCATAGCTTGTAAGTTAGATATTATAGGCACTTTCGTACTTACTGTAGTTTTAAATCCATATGAATTTATATCATTGCCAAGTCTTACATTAGCAGTCTTTCTTTGCTGATATAAGTTTGGATAATTCATAGAGTGTAGTTGTTGTATTGTAGCTAGTCCAATTGAGTTAGATTCAGGAGCCAACAAACAATTGTTATACCACCTGCCTAAATAAAATAGAACGTGCCCAAAGAATACAGGATCAATCCTGTTATTTCTATATAGGGCTACAACATTTCTTTCGTTGTCCATGACAACTGCCGCGGAATAGTCTCCGCCCACACCCCCGGCGACATCCCCGCCGATGAGATATTTTTTATCTCTTTTAGGTGGTTCCCACACTTGCAAGTCTCCTTCGATATCCTCATCGAAACTTGCATACTCTCTATTAAATTTTCTTATTGACTCAGGTGTAGAGTGTATATACTGATTGATTACTTCAACATCAAATACGTTTGAACCTGATTGGATGAAGCTTTCCTGAGCCGTGAACGGATATTCCTGTTTGAATAAAATAGTTGATGTCTCTGCAATCTTAATTCTGCGCCAGTATATCTGCTCATCATCTAAATCCCATTCGTCTTTAATTTTCTGTTCTTCAGATGTTAGTTCTAAACCATCTGGCACTGCAATCCTGTATTCGTCCTGGATATACCAAGGCACAAACAAAGATGTAAAATTTCCTAATTTTTTCTCTGCTTTATTCCAAAGATCGTAGTACACACCCTGCGCCCCGTTCGACGTAGAGTTGATAATAATTATACTTCCAGGAGAGAGTGAAATAGACTGGAATAGTCCAGCCATAACCTTCTCCGCACTCTGAAAAAATGCAGTCTCATCACATAATAAAGCTGTGTTTGTTGTCCCGCGACCCGGGTTATCCGCACCTGCAGTAAAACAACGATACATAGATCCGTTGTCCACAAACTTCATTTCTCTTTTATTTGATGCACTCAACTCAGGCTTTATATCCTTTGGCAAATCCTCGTAAAAAGTTTTAGACATACTAAATATACTTTCTGTCGTAGGCTTGTCTAAAGATATAATAACCGCTCTAGTAGAATTATAAAACAAAGCTCTATGAAAGATTAGTGCTGAGCTAATTGTACTGAAACCAGCTTGACGATACTTAGAGATAATCATTCTGACATGTCCCTTAGTCTTCATCTGCCTAGTAAATTCATCAACTACTAATTTTTGTGCCTTGTTTATATTTAATTTAATCTTACCCAGCGCGGCATCCTTCGGATAAATATATAAACATTCATTAATAAAAGCTTCTGGATTATTCTTCCAGTACTCCCATTGTTTTCTTTTCTCAAGCTCTTCAACTACTTCCAACAACTCATCATCGCTTGTCATTGTGTCTCCTACTTCTCGTTACCTACAAGCTGTAATACTCTAGCCTGCAGATCTTCTGTCGAAACATCCTTAACATTTTCCTTAATCACCTCAGCATCTGCTGTAGGTTCTATAAATTTATTTGCTTCTATAATAGCTTTCATTGCTAAACTATCACCTGCAGTCGTAGCTTGCGCAAAGTTCCTCCTTGCAATCTCTACTAGCATATCAGCAGGACTCAATCCTTCACCTCTACTGAAAGCCTCTTTAGTTAATGTTAATTTATTTTTTGAGCCAATCGGTTTTCCCTTAGGATTGCCGGACTCCCCTTTCTTCCAGTGCTGCTTAGCAGCGTTAGGATGTTGAGGTTCACCTTTTTTAAACGGCATACTTCCTCCTTAATTTTTAGAATCATTTAAAAAATATACAGAACTGTAGCAACCCCGAGGTCACTGCTTTCCCTGTATGTTCTTACGTAGCAATCCTGTTGGTACGAATGGGCTCTGTTGAGAGCTCTGTATACTTATTAAATAATTCTGTGTTTTCTAAAATTTTATATGTTTGGCACCTGTGGGTTAAATCTATAGTAAGAGCCTAGTGCAATAGTTCAAGTGCCCCCAAGATCACGAGCAAGATACAGGAGCTTAGATCAAGAGCCAAGAGCTAGAGCAAGAGCTCAAATGCTACAATCATGTAGTATCTTATAATAATAAAGGAGATTCAAATGTATAAATCAAAATTAAACCACGATCAAAGACTGATCAAAAAACTTAACGACTTACCTAATCCAGATCGTAAGTCATATATCGCTCGTCTATCTGAGCAAGCTATTAGTAATATAGTAGCTTATGTTGCTTCATCACCTAAATGGACTTACGTAGGCGATGGAGATACAGATAGATTTGTTAATACACATCTCGAAGCTACCATAGCTTACGATCATACTACTGATTCTCTTAGTTATAAGAGACCATTAGCTGATCATAACGCTCGTGCTCGTTCTCTATAAGAGATAAGAGATCAGAGATAAGCGACTTGTGCGTGTAATTACTTTGTAGATACCACATGTAACACATAATGTGAGCGAGTGATTGCACGCTGAGTTGAACCTAACGATCATCCAAAGTTTATCTTAATACACTATCATATACTCATAGTTTATTAACATAATCTTTCAATTAATAAGGAGACAGTTATGTCAAAATTACAAGATCAAATAGATTTCTTCAGTGATTGCTGGAAAGAAGTATATGGATCTAGACCAGGACGTATTAATTACGACTGGTTTAAGTCTATGTCTTGTAAAGATCGTGATGCTGAATTACAATCACTTTGCGATACAATAAATCATGATACTGATCTTGAAATCCAAGAGGAAGAAGAGACTGTAAAAAATCTTCAACAGTACGGTGATTTTACTAAAGAGCAACTCGATAAATGGAATTGCTTATAACTAATTGCTTTGGGCATATAGGGATTATCTAATTCCTTGCCCAAGGGAATATCGTGGATGCGGATACATTCAGTCCTACCTTTATATTTCTTCTCTATAAGGGAGTGGTCGAAATGATCTGCTTTTTATAATAATAAAGGAGACAATTATGTGTAAAGTTGGTCATGTTATATCAAGGGAGTTAGGAAGAGTTAAATACAGGTTTCCTAACAATTATGGCGCTTCTGTTATTCAGAATGAAATGAGTTATGGAGGTAAAGGTGGTCTATACGAGATCGCTGTACTGAAATTTAATTCAGATGATGATGAAGATTGGAGCATTACTTACGATACTCCAGTGACAGACGATGTTATTGGGTGGGTTCATCCTAATGATATCGAAATGCATTTATTAGAAATCAAAGCATTATAGGAGGTTATTATGTATACTGTTTGGGTTGGAGGTACAGAAGTAACTGATCGTTATGTTATTTTTGAAGAAGCATCTGAGCTCTATTTCTATTATAAAGAACTAGGGCATAATGATATTATTGTTCAATTTGAGGAGAAATGATATGTTAGAAGTTTTAATAATTCATACAATAATTCTTATCGGAGTTATTGTAGGTCTGGCGTGCGTATTTGTACCATTCTTTATGGATATGAATGAGCGCATTAATAATAAGTATAAAGATAAGGAGTAAACTATGTCAAAAGAAATTAAAGATGCAATCAATGACTTAATCATTTATGAAGAATTCATGGGTTGTACTAATACATTTCCAATGAGATCGATGACGCTGCAAGAACTTATAGCGCCGATCAATGATCTTGAAGATGATCTGTTCGATGAATTTCAATACTTCAAGAAAAGATTTAACTCTCAATATAAATAAACGAGGGTTAATACGATCTGAATAGATGGGCTATTCAGACAATCAATGTCAATATAAGGAGAATTATATGGCACAAGTTAAAATCACTGGTCATCTAGGCCAGGACCCAGAGACGGGTAAAACAAAGAATGGCAATGAGATGTCTAAGCTCAGAGTCGCAGAATCTAATGATTATTATGACGAGGCTTCAAAGTCTTGGATTAAACGAGAACCAACTTGGTGGTTCGTCACTGGATTCACCAACACAGTTCGAAAGGCAATGTCAGAACTTAAGAAAGGTTCTAAAGTGTCGATCGAAGCAAGAATCGAGAAGACAGAAGAAAATGTCGATGGTTCTTGGAATACAAAAGTGTATGTAAATGCATATAAAGTTTCAGAAATACTTCCTGAAGCATAATGTATACAAGTGCATTTTTGATGGTTGTGATGGGAGCAGTGTTCGCTGCTTCTGTCACTCTTCTAGTGTACATGGCACTAGATCAACTAAGGATAATTAATGACAAGGAGTAAATATGTCAATAATTAGAGACAGTGAAACTGATTTCACAGCGGAGCTTACTGGAAATGATATGGCGTTATGGTTACATTACAAAAACAATATGTCAGTGAAAGAAGCAGTTGAAGCTGTTGAAATTAACATAGGTAGAGCATTTTATGTTAGACTACCATTAGAAATAAAAAACACCGATTCACTTGTAGAGTATATCGGATTATCTAAAATGATTAAATAAAGGAGCTAACATGGAAAACTTTCATCCTAAAGTAAGACTCGAGGCGTTCAACTACCTGGAGAAACTGAGAAGATCAGGCGAGCACAATATGTTTGGTGTTCGTCCATATCTTATGGCGGTGTTTGATCTTGACAAGCACAGAGCCGGAAGACTTTTATCTATGTACATGGAGGGTACTCTAGTAGAAAACGTAGTTAAGAGATAATTTAATAATGTCATTTATATAATATAAGGAGTATTATCTTCGAGAATTCAATATACCTGACAATTTGTACCAAAGTTAGACAGCTAAAAACAATGTCCTACAAACACTGTAAGACCAAGTAAATGCTGAAGTAAGAGTGACAAATGTAGTTTTCAAAATTCATTGTCACAAATATAGTTTTTCAAATTAATATAACAAAGGAGAAAGTAATGTCAACAACATCATGGATGAAAACTGGTAATTTCAAACCAAGAAAATTACAACAAAAACCAATTATAGAATCATTAGTTAAAGCTGAAGGTCCTCGTTGTAAAAATTGTGATAGTTTATTCGCACCTAAATATACAAAATACCCTGAAAAGTATTGTGAATGTGAAACGATGGTAATCAATGGTGAAAAACATCTTGTTACAAAAAAGATCAAAAATAAGGTAACATATATAACATATCATAAAAATAGCAAGGGTAAATATCCGCTATGGGAAGATATAAAAAATAAATATAAAAGGAGAAAGTAATATGAAAGAACATGACGGAATGCAATGGTTAGAAATAACGTTCGAGTTAAAAGCAACAGTTGATAAAATAAAACTTGGATATGATGATTTCAATAATGCAGAAGTAACCGTAAAAGGTAAAGACTGGTTCCATGTTGGACCAGGAAATAATATCAAAAAATTAGTAAAAGATACAATGATAGCTAGAAATATAAATGTAATAGATATTAGAATAACAGATATAAAATAAAAGGAGCATAAATATGAGTATATCAGACTACTATCACGATCAAATAAACGATCCTGATAATTTAGCAGAACTTGATAATCAAGAAACTCCAGACAAAGAAAGTTCTGAAAATATAAAAGCAAGAATGTTAGTAGCTAATAAAGCTAGAACGGATTTGTTAGCAGTTCATCCAGAAATTAATTCTCAATGGACACCTAACGCAAAAGAAATATTAGAAAAGGAGAAAAATAATGAATAAATATAAAATATATAGAAATCTACACAATGAAAAACTAAGTATACAGTGTGAAAGAACAAACTTAGTTGTTGGACATTGCACATCATTAACTCTACAAGATACTAAATTTAAAGTTAATGAAGCAGGTGTTCATCGTATCCGTAAAAACAAGATCAAAGAAGTAGTTGCTGTAGCTGTAGGTAAAATATGGAATTTGTACGGATACACACCTTATAAAAATCGTAGTCTTATTGCTAATGTAGATTGGACTGCAAAAATAGAAAATGGCGAAGTATTAGGTTGGAACGGCAAACCTACTACGGAATGTAAACGAATGTTTAAAAACTTTCATTTTGTTACATTTAACCCATATAAATACAAGTCGTTTGTATATGAAGAAAGTGGTAAGAAAATAACGTCTGCTGACTGGTGTTATATAACTAGTGGTGGATTAATAATAACTCAATAGGAGACTATAATGAAAAGTAAAAATAATATAATACTAGCACCAACAAATTATCAAGGTGAAAACTGGGCTCATCACGGAATGGTTATGATGAATCACGAAAACAGAGGTAGCGAAAGTTATATGTTTAGTGTCGGTGAAAAAGATAACCCATTATTATTAGGCCTTAAAAGAAAGTGCGCTGCACATAATAAATATATAAGATCAAAAGCTTATAAATACAATTGGGATATGAATGATAGTTGGATTACATTAATGAGAGTAAGTTTAAAGGCAAGAGGTCCAAGAGCAATACATGCTAAAGCTATGGGATATCATCCTAGAGCGTATGATCAATCTTTACCTCATAGATTTGCTAAATACTTTGATGTATATTATCATAAAGATACTTATGCTAATTGGATGTTCAATTGTAAGAAAGACGAAGTAATTGAAAAAGAAAAAATGAAAGCTGAGTATACAGAAATACTATTAAAAGAAGAAGTGCTGAAAAATAAGAAAGCACATATATTAAGTAAAATAAAAGGAGAGAGATGATAAAAAGTAGATATCTTGTTGAGGCAAAGTATACTGTTTATGATTACTTTAGTGTGCCGTATGATTTAGATACGGTGCACAGTTGGAAAATCAAAAATAGACAACTTTGGATCAAACATAAAAGCGACACTGTCTGGGAGCAATTTATATCAGATGGTGATAAACAAGGAAATAATCACGATGAGATGAAATATCCATTAGAAGAAGGAATAATTCAAGGTGAATTAGACCGTAATGGAGATTATCTTTGGGGTGAATATTTAGTCATGAAATAAGGAGTAAAAAATGGAACAAAAAACTTTAATAAAAAAGATAGACAAAGAGTTGCCTGAAGCAATGGCAACAGAAGGTATAGAATGGGCTGAAGGTTATGAACACTCAATCTGGTTTCGAGGTAGTGAAGATTACGCTACAGATGGTCAACTAATATATGATAACTATGGTCATATAAGTACTATGGGAATACATCCTAAACTATACAAAATAGTAGAAGCAGCCGGATGGTATTGCGAGCCATACGACGCTGGAACTTTATTCGCATTTAAGGACTAAAAATGAAAAACTTTATAAAATGGTTAGTACCGTGGGATAACGAAATGAAATGGCTATTAAGAGCATTAGGATTTTTCGTTATATTATTTATATTCTTTATCTTAACAGGTTGTGAAAGCACAACAAATTGGGGTAAAGCATTTGATAATAATAACCCACCAGAAATAGAATGCTACCCAAAAGATGCAATTGGTTGTATCGGATGGGCTAATAACGAAGGAGAAAATAATGAATAAATCAGAAAAAATACAAAAAGCAGCGCACGATGCGTTGTTAGCATCAATTACTACATTGATGGACAGAGCAAATAAAAATAAAAAACTACAAAGGAGAAAAAGAAATGTACGATTGGACGATATACGTAGCAAATAACGATGAACCAGTAGAAAGAGTCTACAATCATGATACTGCTGAAGAAGCTTTAAAAGATTATAATGAAAATTATGATAGTCACGATCAAAAAGGCATAAAAGCAGAACGAATCATGTTTGTAGTCCATAATGAGTGGTCAGGTGAAGAAGATAAATTCGAAACAATTGACGAAGCTTGTGAATGGATAAGTGAACAAGAAGTAATCTATTATGGTGTCGCTATGAACTATTTAATAGAAAATGATGTATCACTAAACGAAAGCTTAGAAGAAGCTGATGCAATGGGTTTAACTACTGATATGCTAAATAGTGAAATACTAGCAACAATTCTTTTAAGAAAAATGCTTAACGAAAATATACGCGAGGAATAATTATGAAATATATAAAACTATTTTTAATTTATACAGCGTTTTTATCTTCTATTGTGTCTGCAGGTTGTTTAATATATGTAGTACAATGGTTAGAAGCGTTAAGAAAAGGCTGGTTAGTATGATAAGTGGTTATTTTAATACTACCTTTTATACATACTACTCAGATTGCTGCGGTGAGGTTGTTAGAGATCAAGACACAAGACCTTACTGCAGTGATTGTGGATCTGATTGCAGAAGTTTAAGTCAAGAAGAGTATGATGAAGAACAAGAAGAAAAGAAAGAAAATGAAAAACAAATGCGAGAAGATCATTTATATGATGAATACAAGGAGGGATTGATATGAGTACATACTGGATGGACTCTAATGACTGGAAAAGAGAAGCAGATTATGAAAGATTATATGAAACTTACAAATCAGAAGCAAAAGATGAAATGATTGGTGAGTTAAAAGAAATAGAAAAATCATATAATATCTTAATCGACAAGAAAACTGGATTTATTGCTCAAAATAGAAAAGGCTTAGCGTTAGAATATCTAAAGCAAGCTTGGTCATTAGGTTATTATTACTTTGAAACACCAGAAGAAGAACCAATTAGTATATTAGAATATGAATTTGACGATTATATCGATGAATATTTAAACGATAATTTGTATCCTGTACTTCTTGGTGATGAAATAAGTAATAAAGCAGCAGTAATAAAAGATCTTTTAGGAGATATGTATGGTCAAACTAAACGAAACGACTAAAACCGAAGAAGATCAGAATTACATATATCACTTAGTCGACAAACTATATAAAGACATTAAGATAATGTTTGAAGGCACAAGAATATATAGTGATGATGATGTTCGGAAGTATATATACGAAAATATTCAAGCTACTTACGGTAAACGAAAAAGATGGCGACAAATTAAGATGACAAAAATGGAAATATATGAAGAAGTGTTAAAAGAACTATTTGGAGAATCACATGGTAAATAAATATTATGGTGATATTATAAACTTGACTGAATTAGTAGAGTATATAAACAAACGAATAGATAAAAATAAAGTTAAAGTTAATATGCGACAAGATTATGATGTAAGAGCTCATGATTTTATTGTGTGTGGTGCTTTTAATCCTTATTTCGAAACAGAAAGTGTAGGAATACCAATAGAAATAGATATTGTTTGCAATACAATAGACGCAGACATTAGCTATGATGAAATAAAAGAAATACTAGATGAATTTAATTTAGTACTAAGACACGAATTAATTCATTTAGAACAGTATGTAGAAGATCGATTTGACTTCGATGATATTGAAGCTAATGAAAAAGAAGCATACGAACGCGAAAAAAAAGCTATACCTTGGTATAGAAACATAACTTATAAGGAGTAATAAAATGATAGTAAATTTAAAATTCGAAGACTGGAACGAACAAGAATTTGTATTTGACTTATGTCATATATCTACTATTCCACCAGGAAATTACAAATTAATAAATACTTGTGCAGATCCTGATGTAATAAATGATAAAGTGCCTGTAAGACGTGAAATAGAAATAGAAATAGACATTAATGATGAGTATGACAGATCAACAGTAGCTGAAATACTTAAAATATGGTCGAAGCATTACCAACCAAAAGTTAGTGGTGAATATGCTAACAATTATAAAAGTGAAATAGATAGTATAAGAAAAGAATTACTAGATTAATAAGGAGAAATAAAATGGCTGATGTAACAGATGCTGTAAAAGGCAGATGGCACGGTATTCTCAAAACACTTGGTGTTGACGAGAAATACTTGCAAAATAAGAATGGTCCTTGTCCATTATGTGGAGGTACAGATAGATATACATTCACAGATATGAATGGTGACGGAGTGTACTTATGTAGAGGATGTGGTAACGGAAATGGCTGGACACTAGTACAAAAGCTGTACAAATGGGATTTTCGTACTGCCGTAGAACATATAGAACCACTAGTGGGACTTGGTAAAATTGAGAAAGTCGAAGCTGCACCAAAGAAAGATCCACGTCCTGCGTTAAATTATGTAGCTAAACAGCTCAAACCAATAGAATATAATGGATCTGTTGGTCAATATCTTAGATCTCGTGGTATTGCTGATATTCCTAACGGATTAAAACAGGCAACACTAGATTATTACGAAAACGGTAAATCACTTGGTAAATACGAGTGTATGCTAGGAGTAATAAAAGATTTCGAAGGTAACGGTGTTTCATTTCATATTACATATACTAAAAACGGTGAGAAAGCTGATCTTAAAAACAGTAGAAAAATAATGCCGCCTAAAGGCACTATTACAGGAGCTGCTATAAGACTAAGTGATGACTGGAAAGAAGAATCTGTACTTGCATCTCATAGCGATGATGGAAATGGTCAAAATACAATTTGTATCGCTGAAGGAATAGAAACTGCATACTCTGCTAGTGAAGATTGTGGATATCCAGCTTTCGCAGCAACTAATGCTCACTGTTTAGAGAACTTTATTCCGCCAAATGGTGTAGAATGTGTTTTAATATATGGTGATAACGATGCATCATTCACTGGACAAGCTGCAGCGTATATACTTGCTAAACGACTAAAAATGAAAGGCATAAAATCATATGTGTTTATTCCAGATAAAATAAATACTGATTGGAACGATCAAATGCATTCAAACTTCAACGATTTTCTGGAGAGTTAATATGAATAACGTACAAGAAATAGTTTGGTCAATAGAAGAAAGAATAATGCAAAGCGGAAGTAGTAATAATAACAACTCTGCTGTTAAAGAAATAAGAAATGCAAATTGCCTGCGTGACGACTTTAGAATGGTTAACATAGTTAAAGAAACATTTAATTATTTAACATCAACATTTCAAAGACATGAAGGCAAAATAATGTTGACAAACACTAATATGAATGTTGGTGAAATATGTGTAAAACATTTAGCAATTGAAAATGCAAACATAGTACTTAAAATGAAACTTGGTTGTTTAATATTAAATGCACTTATCGATCAAGAGTATTTAATATTAACACGAGAACCTTTCTTTACAATAGAAGAAATTATGGAAAAAGGTAAGAAGAAACAAGTTAGGTTGCAGCCGTATCATTTAGAAATGGCTCACAAATATGGAAATATTGTATTAGATGAAAAAGAAAGAATAGGTATATCAAGACATCAATATCCTGCCTGGAGAAAGAATACTAGAATGGTTGATGGTATTAAAGATCGACTAATAAAAAGCTCTATAAAAGAAATAGATCAATATTCAGATTATGTAAAAGCAGTTAATCGATTAGAAAAAGTAAAATGGTGCGTTAATGCTAACGTAGCTAAGATAAGTGAAAAACTTGAAAATAAATTAACAGAAACAATTATTAAATTAGAAACAGAAGATGGATCAGAAATAGAATTCGATGCAAAAGATATACGTAGAGAAAATATAAATAAAATATATAAAGATACAAAATTATATAGAAATGGATCATTATTTGAACCTGATAAAGGCAATTCAACAACAGTTAAGACAATTGAAGACGCTTTAAATAAAGAAGAAAAACGCAAGAATACACTTAAAAAAGATGGCAAAGCTATGAGATTATGCTTGCGGAAAATTAATAAACTTAACAAATTGTTTGACAAACATAATCTTATGTGGACAGCAAAACAATTATGCTTAGCAACACAATCAAAAGCAGCTCGCAATCATGCTATATTAAATAGTATACATGGTCCTAATGGTTGGGCGTCTTATACATTTTACTTATCTATGTTTTTAGACTTTCGTGGTAGAGTGTATGCACGAGATCCATACTTTTCGTATCAATCTAATGACTTAGCAAGAGGTCATTTACAATTCGCAGAAAAACAATTAGTTACCGAAACTGGTTTTAAATATTTATTAATACATGCAGCTAATAGTTATAACCAATCATATACTATTAAAGAATTAGAAAAGTTAGAATGGACTAAAACAAATTATGTAAGTGATCTTGTTGTTGACGGTATACCAGACTTATCTGTAGATAAAATGTCATTAGAAGATAGACAAAAATGGTCTGAAGAAAATACTGAATTATTCTGGAATATAGCAGAAGATCCAATAGCAACAAAAGACATTTGGATGGCTGCAGAAAAACCTTGGGTTTTCTTATCTATATGTTTTGAAATATGTGCTTATCATGGATCACTATTAACTGATGAAGAACATTATTCACAGTTACCAATAGCTATTGATGGTTCATCTAATGGCACTCAACACCTCGCTGCAATGTCTAAAGATGAAGTTGCTGGTCGAATGGTTGGACTTATGGAACAAGAAAAACCAATTGACTTTTATATAATCGTAGCGAAAGGAATTCTTAATAGAAATGTCGGTACTGACTTAGGAAAAATACTAGCAGAAATACCGATGAAACTGATCAGAAAAGGTATTAGTAAACGTGGAACTATGACAAAAGCTTATGATGCTGGTATTAAATGTATAGCAGATATCATATACATGGACTGCTATGACGCTGGTATGACTACAAAGTACGGAATTACAAAAACAATAGCTAAAAAGCTGTCAAAAGATCTTGTACAGACTTATAATGCAATTTGTTCTGGTCCTGTTTCTATTAAAAATTACTTACAAGCCTTAGTCAAGCATAGGGTAGACAAACAAAATGAAGATACGGTATGCTGGATGAGTCCTAGTGGCTTTCCTTGTGTGTCCGAAAAGTGGATTATGAACAAAAAGAAAGTAGAACTACCATTTACACAGGGTAGGATACAAGTCGTTGTTCATGAGCAAACAACACGTCCAGCAATGCACGAAATGATATCAGGAATTAGTCCTAATTATGTGCATTCTATGGATGCAGCACATATGTCATTAGTTATTGTAGAGCTTGAAAAATCAGGCATACTATCCTTTGGTGCTATACACGATAGTTTTAGTGTTCATGCTGAAAAAGTACCTGAGTTACTACATATAACAAAAGAAACATTTATTGACATATACGATAAGAATATATTTAAAGATATGAGAAGTCAGATTATTAGTAATGATCCATTATTTACAGAAGCAGAACCTAGAAAAGGAAAACTCGATCTAAAAGAGTTAATGTATTCTGACTATTTCTTTTGTTAATTCGACCACTCCCTTATAGAGTCGGCGGATATAATATTATTATGAAAAGGAGATGCTATGAGTGAGAGTCTAAGTAATATAATAAACAATCTAAACGCTATACCTGTAACTGAAGGTTTCATAGAATATAGAAAAAGCCAATGGGACTTAGGTTACGCTAAAGCTGAAGTAAATATAGATGCTCAATTACTAGAATACTATTTAATATCGTTAGGTTTAGTTGGTAAAACTGACAGTATTAAAAATGATTTTTACTTTGATGATATGTATATAGATGTCAAAGAAGTAAATAATAAGTGGTTCAATGTAGGTGGTAAAAACGGCGATAAGAAATATTGGTGGACAAGAAATATAAGTGAAGGTGAATTAACTCACTTTCTATTTATAAAATCTGATCGTAACCAAAATGAATTATTATCTGTTGGTGATGTAATTAATATTAACGAACATGCTACATGGTTAGCAAAAGACATAATAGACCAACTACAAAAATCACATTATGGTGGATACTATATGGATCCAAAATTAATATTTAAAAAAAAGGAGTAATAATATGGGAAAAATTATAATAGATATGCCCTCAGAACCATTACAAGAGGCTGTAGAAGAAAAAGTAAAACTAGATTTAGAACAAAGGTTAGGACTCGATCATGTAGTTGCTATGATAGCAATATGGGGTCGTGATAGAAAAATTACAACGAATGGTGTTCCAATAACTCAAGCTATTAAAACTCTTGAGGAATGTCATGAATTATTAGAAGCAGTTAATACAAATAACACAGATGAAGTAATCGACGCTATAGGCGATATTGTGGTAACATTAGTTATGCAGTGTGAATTACAAGGCTTAGATTTATTTAGTTGTGTTTCATCTGCTTATAACGAAATAAAAGATCGTAAAGGTCATTTAAATGAAGTAGGTGATTTTATAAAAGAAAAATAATAAGGAGCTATAATGAAAGCAACAACTATATCTGATGCTTACAATCAAATGCTTTGGCATGTATATGCTAAATGGGATTTTAAATCCAAGCCACGAGATATGGCTATCAGAGAAAAATTAAATGTACAAGTAACAATAAACAATCCAAGCAGTAAACCTATTGTAACTGAAGATAAAAAGCGTAATAAAATTATAGAAAGTTACACAGAACGTGAATTGGAATGGTATTTGTCAGGTAATACTGCAGCAGATTCTGCTCCAAGTGATTTCTGGAAAACTATAGAAGATGACGAAGGTCAAATAAATTCTAATTATGGTCATATAACTTTATTTGATCGTACTGAATTTTATACTACGCCTTACTGGTTTGCTTTAAAAGCGTTGAAAAAAGATAAAGACACTCGACAAGCTATTTGTCGTTACAATAAAGCCAAGCATGCAAAGTTAAATCCAAAAGATTTTGTATGTACTATGTATCAAAACTTTCACATACGTGAAGATCAATTATATTCAACAGTAAGAATGAGATCAGCAGATCTTTTTACTGGTCCTGTTTATGATTTACCTTGGTTTTGCTACTTAATGGAAAAAATGCTAGAAGACTTAAAACCAGTATATCCAAATTTAAGTTTGGGTCAACTGACTTTTAGTGCTGATAGTCTACATATATACGAACGCGATGTAGACGAAATTGTTAAAATGATTGATTTCTTTGGTCAATCTATTCAGCAAGAAGCGTTTGTTAAATAATAAGGAGTAATAAAATGACGCCGCAAGATACATTAGTCCATTGTCAAATGATAATGGAACAAAAAGCACAAGACTATACAGGTGAATCATCAGTCCAAATGGCTGATTATTATCCACGTGGTATAGCTACCATATATGACATTATGTGGGCAAAAATGCTAAGAATTAAATCTGTCATGGAACAAATGGAAAGTCGTGACAGTGAAAACTTTGAGTCGATACAAGACTCTTGTGTGGACCTGATAAATTACGCAACGTTCTTTGTAGCTTACATGGACGGTGATATACCAGGTCAAAATAGTGATAAAAATATGTTTAATCAATCAATAAAGGAGTAAAAAAGTGATATTAGAAAACACTAAAGTAGTATGGCCTAAATTAGGCGACAACGCAGGTACTAAGTATATGTCAGAAGATAAAGAATGGTCAGTAGACTGTTTATTGTCTCCTGAGCAAGCTAAAACCTGGAGGGATTCTGGAGTTAAACCAGCAGTTAAGGATAAAGATGGGCAAACGTTCATTAAACTTAAGAAAGACTGCGTATGGCGTAATTCTGGTGATCCTAAAAAGCCACCAATGGTTGTTGATAAGTTTGGTGACTCAATGGATCCACTAATTATCGGTAATGATTCTGTATGTAATGTACAGTACTCAGTCCGTGATTGGGAATTCCAAGGGCAGAAAGGTAAGTCAGCAGAGTTAATAGCTGTGCAAGTACTAGAGTTAAATGAATACACTGGATCTTCAGGTGATAGTGTAGAGTTTAGCTTTTCTGCTAAAGAAGAAAAATCGCTTGATGCTATAACTGAAGGCGATGACGATATTACGTTTTAGGACTTAATATTTACAGAGGGCATTGTTCGCAGTGTCCTCGATAAATGTTAATAATAAGGAGTAATAATGATAAAAATAATATTAATAACGGGGTTTCTATTGAGTATACTATTTGAGTGGTACAAAGACAGACCATGAAGTTAAGACAATATCAAAAAGATGTTTTAAATGATCTAGTTAAAGTAGAAAGACAAGGTAATCGTAGAATAATATTACAAGCTGCAACAGGTTCTGGAAAAACAGTAATGGCTGCAGCATTAGTAAAAGCTTTTGTAGAAAAAGGCAGAAAAGTATTATTCTTAGCTCATAGACGAGAACTAATCATACAAACATCAGACAAATTAAATGACTTCGAAGTAAGACACGGAGTTATTATGGCTAATCATAAAAAAGAAAACTCATTCGCAACAGTACAAGTTGCATCTATTGATACTCTAAGAGCACGAGCAATAACAAAAAACAAAATGGATCTACCAATTGCTGATTTAATTATCATCGATGAAGCTCACAGATCATTAAGTAATACTTATATTAAACTTATAAATCTATACAGTAAAAGCTTAATTGTAGGCTTAACAGCTACGCCAATAAGATCTGACGGTGTAGGATTAGGATCTATTTACTCACATATGGTTAAAGCTCCTGGAATTAAAGAGCTAACAAGACTAGGTAGTTTAATCGAAGCTGTTTATTATTCACCAAGTATACCAGATCTTAAAGGTATAGGATTAATTGCAGGTGATTACAACGCAAAAGAGTTAAGCGGACGAATGAACCTACCAAAACTTGTCGGTGATGTAGTTAGAACATGGAAACACATAGGAAATGGTAAACAAACATTAGTATTTGCCTCAAGTGTTAAACACAGTAAGAATTTATGTGAAACATTTATAGATTCTGGTGTATCTGCAGCTCATTTAGACGGACAGACACCAACAAAAGAAAGAGTACAAATATTAAAAGACTTCGACACAGGTAAAGTAACAGTAATATGTAACTGTATGGTGCTAACTGAAGGATTTGATGCACCAAAAGCACAAGTTTGTGTACTAGCAAGACCAACAAGATCATTAGGATTGTACATTCAGATGGTTGGAAGAGTGTTAAGACCTCATCCAACTAAAGATAAAGCAATAATAATAGATCATTCTGGCGCTGTATACACTAACGGATTTGCAACAGACGATCATAACTGGATACTAACATCAGGTAAAGCAAAAGAAAATGAAAGAACTGAACCTGCAGAACGAGAAGAGTCAACATTAATATGTGAAGGTTGTTTTAGAACATTCAGCGGCAGCAATATATGTCCAGGATGTGGTAAGATTCATAAGAGTAAAAGCTCTTACGTAGAATTTATAGATGCTGAGCTAGGTCTAGTTAATAAAAAGACTAAGAAAGTTGAAAGAAAAGAGAGATACGGTGAAAACTTTAAAAGAGAATTCTATCAACAATTACTCGGTTATACTGTAATCAAAGGTTACAGCGATAACTGGGCAAATTATAAATATAAAGAACGGTTTGATAGTTTTCCTCAATTTAAAGATGCCGTTGCAGAAAAGCCTAACAAAGAGACGATGAGTTACATTAAGCATCTTCAGATAAAATGGGCTAAACGTAGAAAATAAAAAGGAGTAATAATATGCAAGTAGTAAATAGAATAGAATATGACGATACTTTATTGCCTCAAGGTAGTGATCTATGGTTAGAAACTAGAAGAAAATACGGAACAGCTTCAGAAGCTGCTTCAGCTATGGGCGTTAGTCCGTGGATTCCTAAAACACCATTACAATTATGGGAGCTTAAAAACGGTGAGTTAGAAGTAAAGAAAAACTTTGCTATGACAATCGGTAATGAGTTCGAAGATGAGGCTAGAGAAGCATTTCAAAATGAAATGGGAGGAGTATTCGAGCCATGCTGCATAGTTGGTGAGATCGATGGACTGCCATTGATGGCTTCATTAGATGGTAAAGAAACATGGTCAAACTCTGGAAAACCAGCAATAGTGGAGATTAAAGTCCCATTAAACGGATCTGAATCACCATTGTGGCAGACACAGGTTAACGGAGATTCATTGCCGCATCAATACGAAATACAAATGGAACAGCAAATGTTACTATCTGGCCAAGATCATTGTAACTTTTGGGTATATGACAGACATAACAAGGTTGGTTACAATAGAGTCCATGAGTCAAACCCTGAATTACGTGAAGAAATATTAAATGCCTGGAAAGAATACTTTAAAGGTAAACCGGAACCAGGTCCAAATGATATACTTAAACGTGAAGATGAGCAATGGAAAGAGTTAGCATACTTTTGGAAAGAAGCTAGAGACGAAAAGCTATTGCAAGAAGGACGCATGGAAACTATTAAGAAACAATTAATAGAACTATGTGAAGGTCAATCTCATCAAGGTTCTGGTGTTAGGGTTAGACACAATGAAGAAAAAGATCGTTGGACAATTACTAAGATCGGAGCAAGAGATTGATAGCAAGACTTAACTTCCCATTGTACGTAAAGAAAGGTAAAGCTGGAATACTGACAGGAAACTTGTACAGAAACTTACACTGGGCTACACTTGCTAAGGCAAAAAAAGATTACCACGAAGAAGTAAAAAACTTCGTGGAGTCTCTGCCTAAATACAATAAACTAACGATACACTATACTTTATATTTCGCAACTAAAAGAAAGCGAGATATAGATAACTTTACATGGGCGTTGCACAAGTTTTTAATGGATGCTATGGTTGAACATGGATCTATTGAAGATGATAACAACGAAATAGTAACCGGTTTTTCATCTCATTTTGGAGGATATGACGAAGATAAAGAAGATTATGTTATATTAGAAATAGATGGAGAGAAATATGAGCAGCCAAATACACGTTAATGATGTCAAAAGTAAGATCAAAACAGTAATAGATAATACTGATAGTGAGATAGTATTAATGGAATGCGTGGCTTGGTTGCAAACATGTGAAGAATTAAAAGAACTAGGGTTTGAGTATCTAACTTTAGACCTAGAAAATGATAATAAAATACATTAAGGAGAAATAAAATGGAATTACATGAAATACTATTAGCTTCAATAGGTACATGCATATTTATTTATATGTGGATGCGTAAAGAAAAACAAATGTCGTTTGAAGAAGGAGTATGTTATGCACTAGCTGAACATGCTAAGAAAAAGATACAGTATAAAGTTTATAAAGATGATGATGGAGATCAAACAATAGAGGTCATCGTTAATAAGGAGAAGAAATGAAGAGTAATTATTTAGGAATACAAATAGATAGAGCTAAAGATAAGCAAATGACAGATCAAGCTTTTGATTTATTGAAAGCTCACTACCTTAGAGGTAAAGAAAAGTCACCACAAGAAGCTTATGCTAGAGCTTGTATTGCCTATTCTAATGGTAACAAAAAACTAGCTCAAAGATTGTATGACGGGGTAAGTAACAGTTGGTTTATGTTTAGCAGCCCAATATTAAGTAATGCCCCTATGCCAGGTGAAACACCCCTTGGTCTACCTATCAGTTGCTTTTTAAATTACGTTCCTGATACGCTAGAAGGTCTTATAGACCACCAATCAGAGTTAGCATGGCTATCAGTGAAAGGTGGAGGAGTTGGCGGTCATTGGTCAGATGTTAGAGCTGTTAGTGATAAAGCTCCATCACCAATACCATTTATTAAAGTAGCAGACTCAGCAATGACTGCTTACAAACAAGGACAAACAAGAAAGGGAAGTTATGCAGCATACTTGGATATCAGCCATCCGGACATCATTGAGTTCCTTAATATCAGGATTCCCTCAGGTGGTGATTCAAATCGTAAGTGTTTTAATATTAATAATGCTGTCAATATTACTGATAATTTTATGGATAGTGTTTCAAGTGATAGTGATTGGGATCTTATCGATCCTCATGACGGCTCAGTCCGTGATACAGTACGCGCACGTGAGTTATGGGAAAGGATATTGGAGACTAGGTTTAGGACAGGTGAGCCGTATATTCACTTCATCGATGAGAGCAATAGAAAATTGCCTGAACCTCTTAAGAAAAAGGGATTAGAAATAAAAGGTAGTAACCTCTGTGCTGAGATAACATTACCAACAAACTCTGATCGAACAGCAGTATGCTGCTTAAGTAGTCTAAACTTGGAAAAGTTTGATGAGTGGAAAGACTCTACAATAGTAGAAGATCTTATAGAAATGCTAGACAATGTACTAACTCAGTTCATTGATCACGCTCCGCAGCCAGCTTTATTTAAGGCTACATCATCAGCTCTTACTGAAAGATCTTTAGGACTAGGTGCTATGGGTTTTCATTCATACTTACAATCAAAAAGTATACCATGGGAATCTGCTATGGCAGTCGGTCAAAACAAAATGATGTTTGCTTATATAAAGCAGCATGCATTAAAAGCTACTAAAGATTTATGTAAAACTAAAAGTGAATATATGTATGGCAGAGGAACAGGTAAAAGGAACAGTCATCTATTAGCTATAGCGCCAAATGCAAATAGCGGAATGATAATTGGAACCTCACCATCGATAGAGCCTATTAAATCAAATAGTTTTATTCATAAAACAAGAGTTGGATCGCATCTTATTAGAAACAAACACCTGCAAGAGGTAATGGAAGAACATAGGTTAAGACTAGGTAAAGATTTAGATTGGTTAGAAGCTGAGTGGCGCAACATCGGTCACCATCAAGGATCTGTACAACAACTAGATTACTTAACTGATTGGGAAAAAGATGTATTCAAAACAGCGTTTGAGTTAGATCAGCACTGGGTAGTTCAACATGCAAGTGATAGACAAGTATATATATGTCAATCACAGAGTGTAAACTTATTCTTCCCAGCTGGATCTGATAAATCATACGTAAACAGTGTGCACATAAGTGCATTTAACAAGAAACTAAAAACATTATATTATCTACGTACATCTAGTACACAAGTAGCAGAAAATGTCGGCCAACAAGTAGATAGAATAGCTATTGGCGATGCAGCTGAAGATGAATGTTTAGCATGCGAGGGGTAATATCATGACGTTAATGGAAGAAAATATAGTGTTTAAACCGTTCCAATTTCCTTGGGCTATAGAATTAGCCGAGCAACATGAGGATATACATTGGACAGAAAAAGAAATAAACCTAGCTGAAGACGTAACTCAATGGAAAAACGGAGAGTTGCTTGATGTGGAAAAAGAACATATCATATCTATACTTAGGTTGTTTACCTCAGCTGACGTTATTGTGGCTCAAAACTATTGTAACTTTTATATACCTAAATTTCCTAATAATGAAATAAGATCAATGTTGTTATCATTCTCTGCGCGAGAAGGTATTCATCAAAGAGCTTATGCATTACTAAATGATACATTAGGTTTACATGAAAAAGAATACAGTACGTTTTTAGAATATAAACAAATGGTAAACAAGACCGACTTCATGAGAGATGCAGATGTTAATAGTCATCATGGGCTAGCTAAGTCATTAGCGTTATCTGTATTTAATGAAGGCGTTACTCTGTTCTCAGCATTTGCTATGCTATTAAATTACCAACGACGTGGTAAGATGAAAGGCATGGGAACTGTTATAGAATGGAGTATAAGAGACGAAACTCTCCATGTTGAAGGAATGAGTAAGTTGTTTAGAGAGTTCTGTACAGAGCATAGTAGAGTTCTAACTGATGAATTCAAGTCAGAGATATATGAGATGGCTAGAAAAGTAGTTAAGTTAGAGGAAAAAGTAATTGATCTTGCTTATGCAGCTGGTGATGTTGGCGGCTTAGATAAGGATGAAGTTAAAAATTATATAAAATATTTAGCTGATCGAAGATTAATTCAACTAGGCTTTAAAGGAAACTTTAAAGTAAAAACTAATCCTTTACCTTGGGTAGAAGATCTTACATCTGGAGATTCATTGAGTAACTTCTTTGAAAAGACAGTGACAGATTACTCTACCGTTGGTATGGTCGGAGAATGGGGTTGGTAATTTAAATATATATAGGAGTAAAATATGTTAGAGAAAATAAAGCACGTAGCGGACGCTGCGATTGATGTAGGTATTAAGCTAATTAGTTTGTCAATTGTATTGCAAGTAATCTTCGGTGCGAAGGTAGCTTTCTTAACAGGTGATGTAATTAGTTCTATACTTAACATAGTATGGACGTTAGGTAATGCTGGTTTAGCAGGCTTGATTGCTGCTGGAATTATCTGGAAATTACTTGACAAAGATATAACAGATCAAGTATCTAAGTAAGGGGTATTAATGGATCTTAAAACTAAAATACTTACAACAATAAAGGACAATAAGAGTTTAGCAATATTTGCAGCACTAGTAGTAGCTGCTGTGATTGCTTCATGGCTTTAAGTTCAAAGAAAAAAATAACCTGGGGTCTTGTGCAAGTTGACAGGACCGCAGAGTTATATATGTTATTACGTTCTGAAAAGAAGAAAAAAAATCATAAGACCAGACCACTTTGGAAAAACGACTGGAGAAAATAAGGAGAATACCTTTATGATTGATGAAACTAAAAGTAAAATGTTAGATAATTATAACGAAAGACTTAAAAATTATGGAGAAGATATGACAATTAAAGAAAGTACCAATAAAACAGATAGCTTTGCTCACAACATTGGTGTTCAGTTATGGCAAATGACCAACGCTGCGCATAGCATAGCTTCAGATGATAACGTTTCAGATGAGCTAGCAATGGCTGCTGAGACAGCTTTACAAAGTTTACTTAAAAGTATGGCAATATACGGATACAACTTAGTAGATGGAGATAAGTGATGGCAACATGCAAAGCAATGTTTACAGTGGTCGATGATACTGACCATGAGAAATCAACATGGGTTATAGAATATGGTCCATTTGAATTAGATAATGATACACACCCTGTCCAAGGTTTGATAAGCTACATGGATAGTGTAAATGAAAAGGAGAAATCAGAATGGCAAGAGCCGAAGATACTAACATCCTAAGGGATGCAGATACTACTGATGCTGAGTTATTAGAAGCAGTAGCTATCTTAAAAGGTGGTACAGATCCTGACGTACCAGAAGATTTAACAGATGTTCATACATATGTTGCTGATCAAATTCAGATATTAAATATGGAAGAAGATAGTAAAGTATTAATGCAACAAGGAATGTCTCAAGAAGATGCTGTCAAGAAAGCTACGATCACAGCGGCTAAGAAACGAGCTGCAGTTGATAAGGCTATGAAGCATTATTTAGCAAACAAGTAAATACCATTGGTGCAAGTAACACAGCAATAGTAAATACCATTGGTGCAAGTAACACAGCAATAGTAAAAAAAAATAACCTACACTAGTCGTAATGACCGGTGTAGGTATTTTTTTTTAATCCCAAAAGAATTGTTTAACAGCTTTATAATTGTATTCAGAATCAGTTTTCTTGAAGTCTATCATAAATTGTTTTCTAAATTTCTTTCTATCTGCCTCAAACTCTTTGATTAACTTGATAAGACCTTTGCCTTTATAGTCATCCCAATTAAAACCTTTTTGAGCCATTGCTCTATATATTAATAGAACATTACTATTAGCAGGATTGTTAGATAAGAAATCATAATGAGATTGACCTGGTTGAAATTTTTCAACATCAGTTAAATCTTTCATGAAGTCTCCAGTAGTTCTAAATCTACCGCCTTTATCAAGGTGTATATCTAAAAAGTCTTTATTTAACCTTGCAGCAAACTCACGAGCGTGCTTAGGGCTTACTAAAAATCCATCAAAGATTTGAGCTATACTCATATGACGTTTGTCCTGATTCCAAGCACCTAAAGATCGAGCAACATTGATACCGTCTAATGAGTGAGTCATAAGTACTGCAGCTTGTGTTGCAGATTTAAGACTACCAAGAGGTACATACTTAGGATTTTTTATATCATGTACTGGAAACTCAGGATTGAAATTAGGATTAGGCATTAAATGTCCGCTAGTATTTTTAACAGAAATGTTTTTACCTGTAGCCTTATTTTTCATATAGACTTTTGTACCTTGAGGATACAATATCTTTTGAGCAGGACTAAAATCTAAACCACTTGTCTCATCTATAAAAGATCTAAGTCTATCTGTTTCCCAATTAGCCAAACCAAAATTTAACCTATGACCACCAATAGTAATAACTGATAAATCAATAGGTGGATTATGTAATGCAGCAGCATTAGCCATAGAAGATAATATGTTACTTAATTTCTTAAGCATAGGAAATTGAGTCTCAACAGACTTAACCATCATATCTCCCATTTGGTCGATAATAAAGTCTGCGTCTCTGAATTGACCAGAATCCTCAAACACTCCATCTTTAATAGCTTGTTTAATTTCACTCTGACTTAAAGCATTACCTCCCATATCAAGAACAATTTGATTAAATGCAGCAGCTGTAGCAGCATCTTCTTCAAGCGCTATTAATATATTTTCTTTAACAATCTTTTTAATAAGCGCTCTACCTGCTCCATACTGAAATATCATTAGTGGAGCTTTAGAAAATTGTCTCATGTTTCTTTTATCATCAAGACCTAAAGCAACAATAGCTTGCTTAACAAATGCAGATGATGCACTTTGATTCTTCTCAACTTGAGCTGTCATACCCGAACCAGTAAGATGGTACACATCACTGTTCAAAGGATTAGCTGAATCCCAATGCATTCTAGCTTCACCTTCAGGTGCATTAAATCTTGGATTGATATTAGTTAAAGCAGCTGTTTTAAAATCACCGGATTGCATAGCATTATGAGCAAGTCCATTTCCTGTTCCATCAACATGAGTCATAAACTTAGTTGTGTATATTGGATCAGTCTTTGTACCGTTCTTTAAACCTTCTAAGTGTTGATGAAGTTTTGTTGCTTCAACCATAGCACTTACACTATCCCATCCATCTTCTTTTGCAGCTAAATCAATTATAGGTTGACCGTCTTCTCTGACTTTCATAATCATATCAGACCATGCTTTAGCATTAGCATCAAATATTCTTGCTGCTTCAGCAACCCCAACATTATGTCCAAACTTTTTAACAATACCAGCTTTGAGTTCGTTTAATGAAGCTTCATTATCAACACTAAACATTTCAATACGATCACTCATAATCATAGCTCTAACAAGCTTATGACTGTGATAGTTACCAGTGAATTGAGATATATAAAATCTATTGTTATCGCCTAAAAAATGATCGTAATAAAAAACATTATTACCTAGATTTTGAGCCCAATCCATATTGTCGTTAAAGATAACATCTTTGATTCGATCTCCAGCATACCATTCCATTACTGGTTCTCCGTCAGGACCTATAATATCTCTGCCAGTTTTAGGATCTTTCTTTTTACGAGATCCAGATCTATCATTTAATGTACCAGTGTCTTCTTTTCCTGTACCAATAAGTTTGTCAATGTTAGTATTTCCATTAGCATCCATTGATTGGGTTAAAGCATTAACAATGTTAACCATATCTTGATCAATTGTATATCCTATATTATCAAGAATATCTATTGTATCATTTACTAAATCATAGTTTCCATAGTCAATATCAGTAGCAGCTCCAGTAGCAGTTCGTCTTAACTTAGCTCCTGATCTAGGTTTAACAGTACTACTTGCATTAGGTTTTTTATTTAACCTAACATTGTTTTTTGTATGTGGCAAAATTGTTTGAGTCATTGGTAACATTTTTTCTGCTACTGTCAAACCGTCTTGTGATATTTGAATATTACCTTTAAGATCTTTCACAAACAAATTAGGAAATGCTCTGACAACTAGGTCTCTAGCTATTGTTCCAGCTATAGTAGAGTTAACATTATTAGCATCAGGCTTAACTCCCATTGCTTCTAATATCTTATTACCTATTTCACGAACCTCATGCCCTCGCATAACAAGAGCTGTTGCAGCTTCTTCTTCTGTTGTAGGTGCTATATTAGATTCATCAATTGCTTGTTGTCTACCTCTTCTATCGTCAGGTTCTCCTATTCTTTTATAAGCCTCTCTTACTTGGTGTAAGACAGAATGTAAAGCAACATCAGATAAAGCACTAGGTGCACCTAATCTTTTTAATTCCTCATGAGTAGCTAATATACCTTCAAAGAAATCAGCAACAGATTCTACTTCAAACGTACCATCATTGATACGTCTCATCATCTCTTGCCTTCTTTCTGCACTACCCATATCATCATAAGCAAATTGATCTAAGAGTTCTTCAACTCTTCTACCCATCGCATGACTGTCATGCATCAATTGCATTTTTTGTTGATAAGGTATTTGAACTTTACTAATTTTTCCTGGTCTGTCTGGACTATCTGGATCATCATCAACAGTCTCACGATCAGCTGCTTGATTACTATCATAAACTTCAGGAGCAAGATCAGCAAGCACTTGCCATTCAGCAGGAGTTCTATCCTCTTCTGGCTTGTTCATTATGGCATTTATTATTGCAGCACTTGATACGTTAGTATCTCCACCACCAATAGTAGCAGCAGGGCCTGTGCCTAAAGGTCTGATCTCGGGCGTTGTCGTGGTTCCTACAGCCTGTTCAGGAGTAGGGAACTCTCTTTGAGGTGTAATTGTAGGTACAGGTTCAACTGTATTATCGACAATTGGAGAACCCATTTCACCAACAGTGTCTTGGGTTCCTCCATATACATCATCTAATAAACCTTCATTAAGTTTATTATAATTTTGATTGAGCATTTGCAACTCAAGTCTAGACTTACGACCTCTTAATTGATCTTCACTTGAAACGTTTTGACCTTGTTGAGCTCTTTGTAATCCAGCAACCTCAGCTTCTTTTTGAGCTATCTGCATTTCCATTTCACTCTTTTGGTCTAGATTCTGACCATAAGCTTGTTGTTTTCTTACAATATTAGATTGTTCTCTGACAGTAGGCGCTTCAAAAAATACACCTGACATATCAAATTGAGCTTTCTTTAAATCTTTCTTTGTGTTAGCTGAGCTTTTGTAACCACCACTCTTAGCCATACATATCTCCTATATTAAAATACTATTTCATAAGGCTTGTCACCTTTCATATGTCTACCAATTAGTGGTATCCAATTTTTACCATAATAAATAGCTGTTGAAGGTTTTCCCTCAATAAGATTTTCAGCTATGCGTTGAGCATTTTTAATTGTACCACCAGTAGGTCCACCAAACTCATCAAGTGAATGACCAAAAAATCTACCCATCTGATCAAACGCAGTCTCATTATATCTTGGACTACTAGTATATATTGGGTGAACAAAGTCTAATAACCTATGTCCAGTACCTAATAAACCAGAAGCACTTAATCCTCGCTGAGCTGTCTTAAGATTAGTATCAACATAAGGACTATGATGACCAAACTTCCATTGATCTTTAGCTTCTTGACCAAGAAAAGCAAGAGCTAACATTGTAGCAGCAACAGCAAAAGTTTGATACCTAAGTGTTGGATCTGCTTTCTTAGCTCTCTTATATAGCTTAGGTATTATATGAGCAGTAAACGTAGATAAGAAACCTTGATATTGAGTAAGCAATCTAAAATGAGGATTAGAATACCATAAAGGTCTATCAATCGATGTTGGTCTTGCTAACGCATTATCAACAAAAGATATTCTAGCATCTTCTAAAGTATTGTAAAGCTCAGCATGATTTTTAAATATATACTCATGCAAGATTTTACTGTCTAACTTACCACCATCTTCAGGAAGAAAACCTTTAGTCTTCTTTTGCTGAAGTAGTTTAATTTCTTGATTTACTTTTTCAAATTGTCTTGCAGCTTTTATAGGATCGATATTTAATTCTCTTAATCTTTCAAAAGCATCATTAGCTAAATTACTATTTAGTTTTCCAGGAGTATAAAAGCCCTGAATTATTTCTAAATCATTAAAAATAGCATCATTAGCTATAGCAAGACGTGCAACCCTTGCACCATCAGTTAAGAACTTAAGACCATTCATACGAAAGAATGATTCTAATACCCATAGTTTAAACCTTGAGGCTTGATAAGCAGATGCATCAATATCAACAGCACCAAGTACACCATGATGAGGTGTTCCGTATTGCCCACCATAGAAGGTTAATCTATTCATATTGATATCTTCAATAGTAATATCTTTTTTACTATCTATTTTCTTACCATCAAATTGTCTAAGTATTCTAGGAGTAGGCATGACATCCTTTAAATCAGGATCTGTCATACTAGCGCCTTTGAATCTCATCTTAGATGTTCTAGCTGTTCCAGCATAATGTTTAAAAACATCACTAGCTCCTTGTCTTATAACATTAATTAAACCTTTGTTATAAGCAGCACCAACCATAACCAACGCTAACTCAGGTAGTGACGCTAGCATTGAAGTATCTAGTTGAGTAAGTGTATTAAAGAAAGTTACATTGTCCTGAGCTTTCTTAAGTGCTTGACTCTTAATAGCTTTGTATCTACCTCTTTGAGTATCAACAGAATTTCTAACTGTCGCTGCTATATTAGCATCCCACTTACCATCTTTCTTCATATGGTTCATAGTAGTAAGAATCATCTGATTTAGTTTTACATCATTACGACCTAGGTATTTCATATCCATAGCATAGTTAATCATGTCATGTATATTAGTTTCTAACTTTCCAAAATGATCTGTGTGTAAAAACTCCTGCATCATAGGATTATCATTAATATTTAGTGTCCTTTGTTTTGCAGCACCAGCTCCTTTAGTCTCATGGTACATATCATCAATAATTTCTTCTTGACTTCTACCATCAAACACTAACCTGTTATATAACTTTTCAGCAGCTTCTTTGCTTAAACCTTTATGAACCTGACCAGTTCTAGGATTAGTCCAATCTCTTTGCAGCGCAGATATAAATCTACCTTTACCTTTTAAAACTAATGATGTATCTAGTTTAGCAGAATTAAAAAACCAATCTTCAACTCTACCAATATCTTTCATATCATCAACACTATTATTAACTGTATCTCTTAAAGCATCAGTAAGTCTTTCCATCCTGTTATGAATCTGATCTAACCTAGCTGTCATCTGTCCAAACTGTTGACGATGTTGTTGCTCGGTTTTCTCTCCTCGTTGGACGGCTCTTTTACTATCTACAAACTGTTTAAACTTCTCAGTTGCAGCAGCTCTACCTTTTGCTGTATTAGTATGATCAACAGTATTTAACAAAGCTAACTTAAGATTATTAGCTTCTTGCATATAGCCTTCAGTTAATCTACCTTTAATCTTTTGAAAACCAACACCTGCCGCTAAACCAATATTAGCAGGAGAAAATGTTTGAAGTAATGCAGACAGATATCTCTTAGCAGTTCCATTTAAATCTGGATCTTGCAAGTTCTTTGTAGCAATAATAGATCCATACTTCTGGAAAGCTTGGCGTGGTAGTTTCTTTGCCTTCTCCCATAGAGATAGCTTACCAACTACAACTCCATCTTCATTTTCAATACCTTTACCTTCTCCAAGTTTAACTTGTTCATCAACTTGTCTTTGTGCTTCTGAAGTATTAACATCAGAGTGTTGTAACATTTCTTCATTAATCTCTTCAACATCAACTAACTTAGGTTCCCAAGTATTACCTCGCTGATCAGAATTATTAAACTGTTCTTCAGTCATAGGCTTAGGATAAACGTGACCATTAGCTGACACAGCATTACCTAAAGTATTACCATCTTTATCTTGAGCATAATTAAAAAATCCAGATGCAGCATCACTTGTTGCCATGCCATAATCTGATTGCATCTTCTTAATAGATCCATATCCACTTGTGCCACTCATAGTTCCACCAATTGTAGAACCCATTAAGAAACCACCAGCTGCAGCATTCTTTGCTATATTTTTAAATTCATTCCAATCAAAATCAGCTTCAGATCCAAATGCAGATGCAATATAACTAGTACTTTCTTGTAATGATTCGGTTCCCATTTCCCATAGACCACCTTTCATCATGCCTTGTCCAAACTCTTTAAGCAATAAGCTTTTCTTAATTTGTATATCAGCATGACCAGCCATAGCTTTAACAATGTCATTAACACCTGAAAGTTTTGCAGCATTGATTTGTATGTCAACTTGCTTTAGAGCTTCTGCTTTTCTAGCAGTCTTTTCTGCTTGAGTAAGCTTAGCATAACCTGGATCTGCCTCTATCTCATCAATCTTTTTCTTAGTAAACTGAGCTTTTAATTGTTTCATTCCATCTTTTGCCATAACTTGAGATGGTCTCATAATACCTTTTAAACCTAGTCTATCTAACACTGACATAATAACACCACCAGATAAAGCTACCTTAGTGCTTTTGCTATTTATATCTCCTTCCATATTGTTAAAGATTTCACCAGCATAAAGTGCAGCTAAAGGAGTAGTACCTATTGTAGCTCCAACTGCAGCAGCAATACCAGTAGCTCCAGCTCCAACAGCTAAAGTACCAACAACTCCTCCACCAATGATACCTAACATCCAAGGTATTGACACACCGCCTAAACCTATAATATATTCAGCAGCGTTGTCTCCAAATTCTACGTCATCAATATTTTGAACAAATTTAGGAAGCCTTCGCATTGTGTTTTCTTTTGCTTCAGCAGTAAGCATTCCTGATTCGTACCAGTCTTGATTACCAATTAAACTTCCAATTAAAGACTTAGCTCCTGAAGCTGCTTCACTCATACTCTGCCAACCCTGACTAAGGCTACTACGCCAAACGTTAGTAGCATTACCTTGTAGGTCCATACCATCATGACGATACTTAACTGAACTATCAAGATAAGGATTTACTATTCCATATATTTCAGAATTAATTTGAGCTTCGTTTAATTGCCATTCATTTAATGCTTCTTTTTTAATGTATGGACTTCCAAACTTATCAAGCAAAAGTCCTTTAGAAAAATGATCGTCAATTTCAGACTTTGCTTTACCCCATTCATTTGTTGTTGTATCAATACCCATCAAGCTGTTGAAGTGTTTACTTTCGTAAGCATCTCTATCTCTTTCAGAGGTCCATCTATTTGGTGTTAGTAGATCGTTAGAAAATAAAGAAGTAGAAAATGATTCACCATTCGCGTTTTGCAAGTCAGTTAACCATCTATTGTGTTCATCTTTTTTTCCTGTTCTAACGAGTCTGTTATAACCTAACTTCTTTGCTAACTCATAAAACTTTCTTTTTTGAAGGTCACCACCATACTCACCAGATTTAAATCCTTGTTTTGGAGAGTGACCTATGTGATCAGTTTCAAGAGCATCCATACCAAGGAATCTATAACCCTCATCTGAAGTAGCATCATAAACAGTGTCACCATCTTCCCAACGAAAATCACGAGGCTCTTCATCGTCGTCTACATACATCTGTTGATACATACCGGCATTTACAAACCCAGTCATATCAAATGAAGGTGCTTTACTTTGCGGCAGAACTATTTTAATAGGTCCTATAGCCATAAATTTCTCCTAGTAATTACTTGTTTTCTCTATTTGGATCTTGAAATAATTTTATATTGCGACTTGCCATCCATTCATGACCTTCACCTACAGTTATTAACTGATTTGCAAAAAATAAAAATCCAGTTGTTGCAATATCATCTTCTTCTAAAGCTGCTTTATTCCAAACCTCTTTATCTTCTGGAGACAAAGCACCCCATTGAATAGCAAGTTGTTTCCATACCTGTTCTTTCTCAGGCTTCATAGTCTTGCCATCTATTTTTGTGTCAAATTTACCTTGAAATATTTGATCAACAATATTACTACTACCAGCCATCATTGCTTCACCAGCAAACTCACCGTCTTCTGGGTTATTAGTATAGCTTTGAAACATAATAGGATCAAAGTTATTATCAGCATCGTTATTAACTAAACTAGTATGAAGTTTATATTCATCATAGTAATTAGCAAAGTTAAAGTTAGTATCTAAAACTTTACCATTAATCTGATAATTTCTATATTGTTGTCTTGAAAAGTTTTCAACAATATTTTGCATATCTCTAAAAACTTCTGTTGGTATTTGTTTTAAATCGTACTCTCCGTTAGGACCTCTTGGTAATAGATATTTTCCATCTTTCTTTTGATGAGCATAATCTAATATCATTGACATAACATCACCGTGTTCTATGCCAGCAGATTGCATTTCAGCAAAAGCTTTTCCATCTTCACCCATTTTTTCATACATACCTTTAGCATTATTAACAAACCAATCAGTTTGTTTTTCTGCCCATTCAGTATTAGCTGGAGTAAGTTTTCGATACCATTCTAAATAAGATTTAGATTGTGCCATTTTATTTTCAATATCTTTCTTTCTAAGATATATAGCATAATCATTTTCTTGTTTAGTAAAATCTAATACAAGATCTTCTGGATTTTTAGTAACCATGAACTTATTAACTGAAGCTCCAGTATAACCTTGGTTTCTAAGAGTTGCTCTGTCAGCAGCATCTTTGTTATCCATAGTTATCTTAGTGCCAGCACCAAGCAATGCACCTTCTAAACCAGCTGCAGCAGCGGTATACCATTTACCTGTTTGTAAATAATTAGATGCAGCTTTAATTATAGCTGTAGCAATCTCAGGATTTTCTTTATAAAAAGCCCTAATACTATTTACCCAATCATATTTACTCTTGCTAGTAAACAACTTATCTACTTTTTCTACTTGATTACGTAATATTTGTTGGTCAACTTTACCATTTGGATCTATCTTAGCTAATTCTTTAGCAAGCTTATCTTTTTCTGCGTTACTTTTTTCTGCTTCCTCTTCTGATTGTTCAGCTACAACTTTTGGATCAGCAGGAGGAGCAGCTTCAAATTGAGCGTCAGTAGTTTCACCATCTTGAATCAATGCAATATCTTCTTCTTGTTTTATAATATTTTCTTCTTCTTTTAAAACTTCTTCATCTGCTACTATTAATTTTGCTTTCTCTTCTGTTAATTTAGCTTCTAGTTGCTCCAATTCTCCAGGAGCTGCAAAAGAAGTACCATTCTTAATACTTAATATTTGAGCCTCTAATGCTGCTACGCCAGCTGCAATTGATGATTGTTCTTGTACAGCCTCATCGCTTAAAGCTTCCTGCATATGAGAACCAGGACTGTTATTAAATTTATAAGTAACAGTACCATCACCATTTTCTTTTCTCGATACTATACTCTTTTGAAGCGCTAACATTTTTTCGTCATCACCTCTATAATTCATAGCATCAATATGAAATTGATCTTCATCATCACCTACTTTAGAAGTAGCGTTTTGAATTACTAAACCACTTTCATATGTGTCAGTAGTATCTTCATATGTAAACTCTTGACCATCAAAGTTTCTTCCTGTTACTGGTGCTTCATACCGAGGATCTAAGGTATTTGTAATTCCATTATCAAACGGTGTTGATGATACAATGTTCTCATCAAAAGTTAAATCAAGCATTGAATCTACACCTTCATTATATGCCTCTAAGCCTAAAGTTGGAGAGGTTCCAGTGTATAAACCTAAATCTGTTGGATCAAAAGGATTTAGTTTATCAAATTCAGATAGATTATCTACAAGACTTTGCCCGTAAGGGGTTAATGGCTTTTCTTCTTTAGGTGGATCAACATAAAAATCTGTCGTCGCTTTATTCATAAAGTCACTATGACCTTGAAAAAAGGATTTACCAAAATCTTCTAAGTCTTCCCAACCTAGTTGGCCTTTTTTATCTGGCATAATAGCCTCCTTTAATTTAACACACCTTGGATTTTAGTCATCATTTCGTCTTTAACAGGTTTGTCACCTGGTTTCTTCTTAGTAGCTTGAGTAGCATATTGAGATCCACCGCTACCTATTGCTCCTGTTGCGGCATCAGTCATTGAACCACCACCGCCTATTGCTTTACCAGCAGCAGCTCCAGCAGAAGCTCCAACAGGACCTCCTACTATACCACCTAAAATAGCACCAGCAGCACTACCAATAGCACTACCAGCCGCTCTTTCCTCAGCTCCAATATGACTAGTATCTTGATGTTGAACAGCTTCACTTGCACTCTCAGTAAATACTGGTTCAAATTCACCTAAATGTGCAGCAGTTAATCCTAAATCTTTTGAAGCATGATATCTATCTGCTGCTTCGCCTGGATATAAAGTTCCTAATCCAGTATCTATTCTTTGCATGTGTTCTTTATGATCTTGATAACCATCAGTAGCTTTTAAAAAATCTTGGTAACTTTGTTTTTCTTTAGCTATGTAAGCAGGTGAACCAAATTCTTCATCTAATCTTCTTCGTCTAGTTAACTCAGCTACAGAAATACCTTGTTGTTTAGCAAGTTGTCTCATATAAGCTAAATTTCCTTCATTATAACTAACAGCCATTATTTACCTCCAGAAGAAGTCGTTGTTGTAGTTTTAGGTGCTGCAGTACCAAATACACTAGCGTACTGTTGTAAACCTTTATAAGCAGAGTCAGCTTCATTCTGAGCTTGCTGTTGTGTAGCAGCTCCAAGTTGTGACAATGTCTTAGCACCACCACCTTGAGCGGCTAATGCATTCTGCATGTTACCAAATTGAGCTTGTTGTTGCTGCAAGTCAATGCCGGCAAATTTAGCAGCAAGATCGTTTTGAATACCTGTTTGATTTAAGTACTGTCTTGATCCACCTAAACCACCAGCTCGACCTGCGCCCATTGCATTTAAGCCTAAGGCTTGTTGTGCTTGTTGAGTTGCAGCTGTTCTCATACCAGACAAATTAACAGGTTGCTTTGCTAGAGTAGCGAGATCGCCCTCTAAACCTATTTGATTGCCGGCTAATACTTTAGCTTGTTGTTGGGCCGCTAGTTGTTCAGGAGTGAATCCTGCAACAGCGCCAAGTTTTCCTGATCCATACAAATCTGAGGCAGTATTAAGCATTCCCGTTATCTGAGGTTTAAATTCAGAAGCAACACCAGTATTTGTTACTTGGGTTTTATCACCACCTTTCGTATATGCAACTTGATCAGAGTCAACATAACTAATATCTCCTTGTTCTACTATCTTGCTTGTTGCCATGTCAATAACAACACCATCATAGATTTTAATCTTAGACATCAAAATTCTCCTTTAGACTTTTACGCATTGTGGTGTATTTTTCTATCCACCCTACCGTAGTTAATTGTTTTACAAAACCTCTACGGCCTGTATACTCAAGAGCATCTATGCTCTCGTGCTCCTTAATCATATCTTCAAACACAGTAATTAAAGTAGGAATCTCAGTATATATATCTGATCCACCTAAAGTTATAATATGTAACGCTTGAAAGTGTTCATATTGTAATACTCGTGTTGTACTAAATGCTATAGCTTTGTTATCTTTTAGTACTTCCCACACTTGAAATAAATGTGGTTCTGCTATAACATGTTGAATTATTTCAGCTGTAGTCCATTCACCACTTGAATGGTCCAAAGCTTTATCAATTCCTATTTTAATTTCATTGTATCTCGTGAGAACATCTTCTCCAACAATCTGCTTTATCTCATACATTACTCATTCCACCTTTTAATTGTAACCATTCATCTGCAAAATCTACATCTTTGTACTTTGTAAACCATGGTCCACCTATAGTCCAATGTACATTTTTAACATCATCTGGTGGATTATTATATTCACCAACCAACCAATTCCAACAAACATCTAGCTCACCAATCTCATTATCTTTAAGAAATTTAAACTGATGTAACTCTGCTGCACTAGCAGTATTAACAAAACTATCTGTAACTATTTTGTTAGAGTCATGACCACAATTCCAAACAACAAATGATGACCAGTTCTTTCTTGGATAATTGTATTGTTTAGTTCCCATATATTTGTATTTATCTTTTGGAATATAATCATGTTTAACTAAATAAACTGGTTTATCATTTACTTCTTGTAATACTTCTGCAATATCTGTTCTTAACATCATGTCACAGTCAAAGTATATTGATATACCTTTGTATTCAGATAAGTAAGGTACTAAAAACCTAGTAAATGAAAACTCATTAGACTGTTTAGGATCTACTGGTCTTGTATACATAGGAAGGTTTCTAATATCTAACGGTATAATCTCAAAAGGTACAGTAGCTTTATTCATAATAGATTGAGCTAAAGTATGAAAAGCTATTGCTTCTACTGGATCATATCCTATAAATATCTTTACTCGTCCCATCGAGTTATCTCATAAAGTTTAAACATTGTCGCTACATTATCTTTAAACACTATACTTGCAACTACTACAGGAACATCTCTTGAACCTGTTTGATTTATATCTTGATGCCTTAACCTAAATTCTTCAGGGTTTGATTCAACTCTAGCTTTCATATCTGAATCACAAGGCTCAGGAAGATTATAATAAGTTGCAACTGATTCAAGCATATTAGAACCTTCTAAATAAAAATAAAGTTCTTCCTCATCTTCTAACCAACTTCGAGCCATCCATATATTTACAGAAGGGCATAAATCAAAATCTTCATGATAATCGCTTCCAGTAGTAAGATGACATATAAGGGTTCTATATTGTTTAGAAGATTCATATTGTTTAATTTTAGTAGTCTCACCTTCTGTTATAACAGCTTCCCATCTAAATAAAGGGTCTCCTCTAGTATTAGAATCAATCCTATTACCTCTGTATGTAATAGTTTGAGTATCAGTAGTGCTTTTAAATTCACTAATATAATCTGGTTCTGTTGCTGAAAGAGTACCTTGTTCAAATACTTGTCCTAGGTTATAATAAGATTTTCCCCATTGAGCAACGATTGGATCTGCCATTAGTCATACCTCGAAGAATTTGCAATAATATAAGCGTTAGTTTGTCGATTAATAGTTTTATTATCATAAGGTCTGTTACCAGCAGTATAGCCCCCACTTCCTCCACCAAACCAACCGCCTGATTCATAATGCTCATCATACCAATAACCGGCTTGATAAACATTCCATCCAGCATCAAAGTATCCGCTTCTTATTCTAAATGCACTTCTGTACATTACCCACCACCAAGCTGTTGACCAGTGTTCTTGGGTACCACCACCTCTATACCAAGGTATATTAGAAGATTTATATCCATTTATTACTCTGCTGTATACAGCTTGAGCTATTGAAGGGCAAGAAAACATAGTGTTAGATGTGTTTATATTTGAGTCAGAATAAGCAGTGTATTGATTACCACTTCTAAAATCATGGTCTAAAGTAGAAGATTGCCAAGCTGCGTTGTTTGTAACTCCGGGCAATCCAGAAGAATTCGTTGGATCAACAGGAGGTAAAGCATTCCCACCACCTGTAATAGCTAATGGTTGTCTTCTACTGTCAAATGTTTTTGTAGAACCATCAGCTTTAAAAACAATCATTCCATGTGTTTCACCTGAAGGTATAGCTATATCATCTGCGTTAACAAAACAATAAATTTGAGGCATGTTAGATGTGTCCTCTCCACTACACATTACATGAAATGTCCAAGTTGTTCCACTTACAGATTGTTTTATAACTGCTGCCCATCTAGAATAGTCAGAGGGTTTTATAAAAGGCACTGGAGTTCCTGAACAAGTTATAGTGTAATAACAAATAGTATTACCGTCTAATGTATCGTTAGCGCCACTGTAAGTTGGAAAATCATTATATCCAGTATATTGACTATCGTGTGTTGCTTTTCCTATAAAGTGCAAATTTTCTATAGTATCATTTATAATTACTTTTCCTGAATCATTTTTTGCTTCAAATCCGTAAGCCATAATTAAATCCTATGTGTCTTGTGCTAGTACATGTATTATACATTCTGAAGAAGATAATCCCGATTGAGGTGCTACAGTAATTGTTTGTGAATTATTTGAAACAGTAACATTAGGTGCGTAATCTTCTTGAGAAGATGGTGGTACATTAACTAATTGTCTTTGGGCTATCACAGTCATTCCTGCAGCTTCTGAATAAGTATTTGAAACAGTGGCATTAGCTGCAACAGTAAATTGAGCTACTGTTTGCCAAGTAACATCTGCTGTAGAAAAACCTAGTGAACCGTTTGCTTTATAAACATTAAGACCATAACTCACGCTAAGTTCCCCAGTTTAACTCTAAGAGTAGAATTATTATAAACTTTAATAGTATCATCTTCTAATACTAATCTACTACCAGAAGAAGCTGATTCAATAATAACAGTGCCGTCTTGTTTAACTCTGAATGGAGCTGAAGCAGGTGTAGCATGACCAGCGTATATTCTATAAGTAGAATCTGCACCATCAAGAACACCAACATTGTTTCCAGTACCGGCTGTAATTTTAGTAGAAGAGCTAATTTTATTACCTGTTATAGTTCCTGCTGCTATTTTATTTGCTGTTACAGCGTCTGTATCTATCTTAACAGCAGTTACAGCCCCTGCTGCTATTGTACCAGCTGTTACAGCATCGGTGTTTATTTTACCTGCCGTTATAGCATTAGCAGCTATATGGTTTGCACCTATTTCTCCTGCAAGTATTTTATTAGCTACAATAGCATCAGCTGCAATTTGATTAGTATTAACAGCGTTAGCTGCAATCTTATCATTATCAATAGCGTCATTTAAAATCTTAGCAGTAGTAATAGCATTTGTAGCTATCTTAGCTTCTATAATAGCACCATCAACTAAAAAGTCACTTCCAACCCATGGGCCTACAGCAGTAATAGACCAATTAGCCCATACAGAATTAATTTTAAATCTTTCTGCAAACCATATTGCAGCTCCTGGAATTCCTGCTCCAGAATTTATTGCTGTCCATGTAACACCTGTTCCGGGTTTAGTTGGGTTGCCTAATTCCTCTAATCTCTTTGTAGAACTTGTGAAGTATCTTTCAGAAGCAGTATAACCAACCATACCTGAGGTACTTTGCCAAGTGTAATCTGTTGGGTCTCCTGACTGATAAATAGATTTATTAGTAAAAAAACCTCTGTATGGCATTAAAGTACCAGAATCACTAAAAGGACTAAATTGAAAATCAGTAGCATCACTTTGGTTTGTTATAGAGCCATTAGATAAATTAGATAAAGCAGAAGCATAAGCAAGATAAACAAATTCTTTTGCATATTGATATTGATCACCAACTTTTTCAATTAATTGATTACTAGTATCTGTATTTTTTTCTAATTTAAATAATCTTTTTTCTATTTCTTTAGAAGGTAAATCAGGCATTACAGAAGGCATAGGTCTCATTATATTTGACCCACCTCTGTCTATTAATTTTGAGGGCTTCATAGAGCCGGGACCTAAAGTTTTGTATTTGCTAGCCATTACCTAACTCCCATTATCTTTATATCAAATTGAAGTTTTGATAGTTCAGGATTAGTTGCTCCATTCATAGTTACCTTAAGATTCATGTAACGACCCGAAGCCCTTACATCTATCTTATGATCTGTTGTTGGATTAAAAGCAACATTAGTATAAGATTTAGAATCACTTAAATTTTGTGTACCAGTTAAAGCTACTAAACAACTTCCAACAGCATTAATTTCTATTCTGTTAATGTGTTTAACTTTACCATTGTCTGTTAAATTATCGTTTATTCTTTCAAAGTAACCACCAGACTCTAATATAGTATTAGATAAAGTCTGTAATGTTGTTCCAGACTTAGTACCATATATTTTAAGTTCACCATCAAGTTCTGTTTCAAACAAATCTGTAATTCCCGGCAAAGTTCTTTTATGAATCTTACCTGAACTATAATCATATACAAAAGCTAAGTCACAACCTGTAGTGCTATTACTTGTGGTTGGAAGACAAAGCCAAACTTCTTTATCTCTAGTTTGTTGAAATACAAATGTCCTATTGCGCTCTGTTGTTTTCACTAACGCATACATTGTATCTTTAAATAAATCTTTAGCTATATCTTGTTTTTGCGATTGACCATCGTGAATATAAATACCATAGTTACCTACAACTAAATGTTGAGAATTACCTATGTTAGCAAAACATCTGGTTGAGTATATACCATCGTCTTCAAATATGCTTTCAATTGCCAATATATTTGTATCTCCTGTTTCTCTTATTCTAACTACACTGTCAGTTTTATAAGCAATAAAGAATTCTCCTAACTGACCACCATCTAATATTTTACCGGGTGTTGCATTAAGAAAAGCATCGCCTGCTGTATTAGTAGTAGAAGCTGTCCATTGTACAGCAGCTAAAGAAGCTGTTGTTGTAATGTGTGAAGAAAATAATAAATCAATAGGTTGATAAACATCATCATCAGCGTCATCAGCTGTTCCAGCACCTCCAACGCCATGTTCTTCTTTTATACTCATAGCAATTAAGCGTTGATTATAAGGTCTAAGTATTCTACATATTATAGGAGAGCTACTGCTATCTGTTAACCAATTTGGAATAGGCGCTAAACTACCTGCACCTACTTTAGCATCAGTAAATTGTGGGGGAGCGTCTGTTCCCGGATTAACAATAAGTAATTGATTAAACACAAATATTTGCGGTGGATAATCATCGTTAAATGTAAATTTATTAACTGCTACAGAGTTTGTAATATCATTCCATTTAGCAGCATTATTAGCCCCATCTGGGTTATACAATATAACAGAACCTTCTCCGCTAGTTGCCCCTTTAACAATATAAGCTATAATTAAATTATCGCCACCTGCTGGAGTAAATTGACATATTGCTTTAGCTTCTCCATTAGCAATATTAGAATCTGAATGATGCAACAATATATCATTAGCAAAAGCATTAACACCCTGCACCGATCCGTTTCTAGGTCTAACGTTCAAAGAATCACTCCAACCTCCTTGAGGTATTTGATTTGCTGGTACATCGACCATTAAACCAATTGACGAGAAATCAATCTCTGGACTTGTTTGGTAAGGCATATTACTTCCCCTTTGCTAATTGCGCTCCAAAATAAAACTCGATAATCATAGTTGCCCAAGCAAATACTTCATCGAACTTTAAAACTGCACCGGCTTGCACAGTTACATATTCTACTGTGTCTGGTGTAAGTTCAAAACCAAGTAAACTTGCGCCTTCAATTACTGTTGGTATTACAGTAGGCACATTAAAGAATACTGGAGCTACTTGTGTAAAAATAATCAAAGACAATATTACAAATATGATTACTCGTCTGTTAAGTGCTGCCATTGGGCTTTCTTTATCTGCCCTATCTCTTGCATCATTAATTGATTTATCTCTGACTGCAAATTGCTGCATCATTAATTTTTGATTTTCTTGTGCTGCTTGACTCTTAAGTGCAAACAACTTACCAATAAAACCTAAGGCTATTGGTGCTATGTTGGTTAATAGTCCTATCATCTTTCTTCTCCTATCATGCTACTAACTTTAATAAATTAAACATACCAACTTCAGATGCTATAAAGTAGGCAAACCCACCATATATAAAATATCTAATTTGGTTTAACATATTAAATATCTTTTGTATCTTATCGTTAGTATCATCGATCTTGCTAAACAACTTAGCAATTTGTGAAGCATGTTTGTCTAGTTGTAGTTGGATTCTTTTATCTTCTGGCATTATTTACCTTTTTTACCTTTACCTTTGTATGGCATAGTGATCTCCTAGTTAGCTAACGGGTTATCTAAAGACTCTTGAATACGTTTTTCCATATCTGTTTTTGTCTTTTCTACTTTTATTTCAAATCTATCTAATTTAGTATCATAATTAGTAAGCTTAGTATCTACTGATTGTAGCTTGCCATCTACTTTTGATTCTAAATTCCATTGACTATTTCTTAAATCAGTCATGTCTTTCTTTAACTCTATCTTAATTGAATTGGCATGTTGTTCAATACGTAATACCTCAGCAGAAGTCTTAGCCATAGACGAACTGATGTCGCCTAAATCTAACGAAGCTAATGCTTCTACTTTCTGATAAAGAAGAAAACCACCATACAACGATCCAAGTATTGTTGAGATTAAAGCAAACAATGCCATAATACTAGCACCACTAAACTTAAATCCTTTTACTTTTATTTGTTTGTTAGGTAAGTCTTCAACCTGTTTAATTTTGTTTTCTAAATCATCCATCAGTTATCAAACTCCCCATTACCTTGTAATGATTTTAACATTTCAATTTCAGCTCTAAGCTTCTCTACTTCTAAGCGTCTACGCTGTAGCTCTAGTTGATACAATGTGTTACAGTTAATACGTTCACTTGGACCATCTAAAGGAATAATAATACGAGCATATATTCCTATATCTTTGGATTGAGGATTATTATCATCTGGCTTTCCAATGATCGGCATAGTCGCATTATTAATGACGCCGGTAAATCCCATCTCAAAGTTTGTGCTGCCACCTATACTATTAGAGCAGTCTAAATCGCCCGCTCGAATTTTATCTGTTCCACTGCTTATGCTTGCGCTTGGCAAAGAAAAAGACATTGAGTTACTTTCAGCTATAACTTGTGTACAGCTAAGTATAAATAATAATATAGTGTGGCGTAGTTTCATTTAAACCTCGAGCATATTCTAGATTCTACCATAGGTCTGTCATTGCCAACGCCCCTAAGTTTAGATTTAGAGCATATGTATTCCACTCTATCTCTATCTTTTGCGCTAACATAAACATCAAACTTACTGTTTCCTAGGTATTCTAATTTAAAGATTTTGTAATTTGTTACAAAATTTATTGGTTCCCATTCATCATCAAACACACCAATCTCGTACCACTTAACATCTGATCGTTTGTTAAACATCTCCATTGTAGTTTTGTATATACCGTCATGTGCAGTAATCTTCCACTTAGGATATGTAGGTGTCATTTCATGCGCTACTGCATTAGTACACAATAACGCTATTAATATTATTGAGCGATACATTCTGCTAGTACCACAGCTTTATATGATCCACCCGGAAATGCTTTGTTTCCTCCGCCACCATATGTGGCTGTAGATTCTACAGTAAACCAAGTTGTTCCCGCTAGTGTTAAAGCGTAAGTTCGTTTAGCACCAGTTGTTGTACTTGCAGCTTGATACGCACTCATTCCAGAAACAGATGTTTGACCCGTTGCTACTGCTCCTGTCCAAGCTACTGTATCTGATAAGCTAGGGCTAGAACTAAAAGATGTAGGGTAACTAATTTCTGCATTATAAGCATCAGCTAGTGATACGTCTATACGCACAATAGGTACTTGTCCGTTACTAGCTGGCAGAGTAGTTAGTGTATAAGCATTAGGGTTTCCGTATACTCCTGCTGTGTCTGTGTTAACTATACATCTGCTTTGTACCGTTCCCGTAATGTCGATGTTATCCGCAGCTGCTTCTTTAGGCATTAGTAACGAGCATCCTGCTAATGCAAATACTAAAGCCATAGTAATTAATTTGTTCATTGATATTGCTCCTCTATCATTGTATTGTGTAGTTTGTCTTGTGATAAACTTCTAAAAGCTTTTTTATTATCAACTATTTTTCCACCCTGTAATGTAGTATTGTCTAGATATACTCCACCAGATATGTTTGCAGTGTAATAAGAATTTACATTAGTAGCTGAATTCATTGTTTTTAAAAGCGATCCTTGTGTTGCTGTATTAGCTATTGTAAGAGCATTTTCACTTGCAGCCATCGCTAATTCTAAGCGATCTTCATCTTCTTCATCTTTGTCTCTTTGCTCACTATCTTCGTCTTGTTCTTTTTCATACAACTCACTATCAGTTTCTTCAGTAGCATCATCTACTGCGTCATCTTCTAATGCATCGTATATATCTATCTTAGGTATTACTGGCATAGGCGGTACATAACCCGGACAGTTCTCATCATTTTGTGGATTACGACAACCATCCCAACGATACATATAAAGAACAGTTGCGTCCTCTACAGTACCTGTACCTGTAGTAGCTATACTACCATCACCTATATTTTCTATTGGCGTATAAGGCAGTGGCACTACTTTTTGTATCCT